TCATCCAACCAACTCCTCGAACGTTTTAGCTGAGATAGTTTCGTCTTGCTCTCTCAACTCTTTAATGATGTGGGCGTAATACGCCAATGTAGTCTCTATGTCACCATGACCGAGCCGCTCGGACACATAATAGATTGACGCTCTCTTATACAACAAAATACTGGCATGCGTGTGTCGAAGTCCGTGAGGGCTGATCGGGTCGATGTTGAGTTTCCCAAGAATCTTCTTCAGCACTTTATTCACCGCCGTGTTGCACAACACTTTGTACTTCGATGACGGGCTATAAAAGACCAAGCCGAGGATGTTATCTGGAGTGCAATCAAAGTAGTTCTTAAAAATGCTCATCGTCGTTTTATCCATCTTGATTTTTCGGACTGAGTGCTCATTCTTTGTCGGTCCGAAACCTTGGTGCATTTTCTTCGTGTAGCCCCATGTTTTGTCGATGTTAATTTGGCTTTTCTTGAAATCAAAGTCTTTCCGTGTAAGTCCCACAAGCTCGCCGAAACGTAGGCCGGACGTCAGCCCGAGCAGAATAAGGTAATGGGACAGAGCTACAGGCTTCTCCAAAGCTTGGGTCAGTCGTTTGCTTTCGAAATAATTTAGATGCTTCTCCTCAGGCCGTTTTGCAGGAACACTACCCGACAAAACTACTTTACGTGTGAAATCCACTCTAATAATACCCTCGTCGATCGCATCACGTACACATGCACGGATATGGCTGTTAAGTTTCCCTGCTGTACCTTTAGCTCTAGTTGATCCGTAGGAATTCAAAAACGCCTGGTATTTACGTTTGGTGATGTTCTGGATCGCTTCACCAGGGAAATACTCCCGGATCGTATTTAGGGTATTCAGGTATCGTTCCCTCGTGTTTCCACCGATGTGCGGCTTGTACAGTTTGAGCCATTCCTCGAAGTATTTGTCGAACGGTTCAGGTTTCAGATGCGGCACGATACCTTTCTGCAAGCCAGCCTCGATGTCCGTTGCTTCTGCTTTCGCTTCCCCTTTGGTCGCGAATCCACCTTTGCGGATCGGTTTCGATTTGCCATTTACCATCTGGCTAATACAATACTCCCATGTCTTTCCGCGCTTTTGATAAGATGCCATTTCATCATCTCCCATCGAACATATGTCCTATTTATGAGTGTTGCTAGCCTGCCGGCAGAGGGGAATTTTGCGCTATTCAAAGATCTCCAGCACAAATAGCGGCTCAAAATGAATTGCATACCGATCAACGATAACGTATAAACCATACTTTTCTTTATATCGATTTATGGCATCAACTAAAAAGTCCTCTGTAACTTCAAGGAATTCTGCGATCTCGTGTTTCCCTTTGACACCGGCCAAAGATGCCTCCACGATCCCATTGAGTGGGACGAGTCGTTCGTAAGCCCAGCTTCTTGCCCGGAGTTCCTGCTTGCGGTTGACGACATTATTTTGATTGAGGATGTTCCCGATGGTGGTATAGTGGTGGCCCAATTCTTCGGCGAGGATACAAGCTTTTTCGACGGTAGTATGTTCTACGGAGGAGTTAATTGTGATTACGCCATCCACGTATAAGCCTTTTAGACGTTGAGAGCTGAAGGGATGTTCTACCACTGGAACATTCGCAAACTCTGCTTCAGCAAGCATTTTCTTCAGTGGCATAATCAGCCTTCTTTTCGTTGTGACTTGATAAACTCGGCGTATTTAAGAATCTCCTTCATTTCTTCCTCTGAAAATTCCTCTCCGTCAAAATGAGCTGCCAGAGTAGTGGGTTTTTGAATTTCTTCCATTCCCCCATCCTCTATGATGTTGCTTTTCTTAATTCCAAAACGGACGGCCATTTTTTCGATTGCTCCCATTCTTGGTTCGGCCAGTCCACTTTCCCACGAAGATACTGCTTTATTTGTAACGCCGGCGATGTCGGCAAGGTCTTGTTGTGTTAAACCATACATATCCCTAATTCTTTTGATATTTTCCTTGATTCCCATTTCACACCTCACACTCTATTTGCTTTGGATTATATATCTAATATCGAAATTATTCAATATAAAAAGTGAAATTAAAATAGAATATCGTGTTGACACTCTAATTTAATTAGATTATTATGGAGTCGAAAGGAGGCTGAATAACGGTGAAATTGACGATTAAGCAAGCGAGGCTGTTGGCCGAAATGACCCAACAAGATGTAGCCAATACTCTTGGCGTCCATGTCCAGACCTACATGAAGTGGGAGAGAAACCCCGAGGAAATGACTATTGGAACTGCTAAGCAATTTTCGCGCGTCGTCAAAAGAGAGTTGGAGGAAATTTTTTTTGACAGTGAGTCTAATTTAATTAGACAATGAGCCTCACAATGCCTCTAGGGTGGGCGATGGGAAGGAGTGAACAAACAGAATGCAGCAACTCACCGTACAGCTCTCAATTCCTATTCCGGCTGGATCTGTTCTGATCAGCAGGGTGGAGTTAGAGGAATTGAAAAAACAAGAACTGTCCGGCGTGTATTGGTCAATGAAAGACTTGGAGCAACGGATCAACCGCAAAAGCGAGTGGATTAAAGAGAACATTCTTTACCCTTCCCGCTTTCGAAAAACTTTAGACGTAGAACAAGGCGGATTCGTTTTTTATCCAAAGTCCAAAGGGCAAACATGGTCGTTCCAGGCGGTCAAGATGGCTGAGTTTCTGGACAGACACTTTGCTCAGATTTTCAAATAATGGATCAACCCGAAATTGCGAAGGGAGAAAGGGATATGTCGACACAAGCAGTTCAGAAATTCAGCTTTTATGCATGGTTAAGATCCTTGATCAGAAACCGGTTTCGTAGACCGGCACCACCGGCTTCTAAATTACAGGATACACCGTCAGCTGCAAGCATCACTAAGAAGGAAAAGAAACGCAGCGCAGCTGTTCGCACCATGAGTTACATAGTGATGCATTCGTATCATGCAAAGCAAAAGCGAAAACGGCGGGGTAAAGCGATCAAGAGCAGGTTGTCCTATGTGTCATCGGCTATCCTTGAGGACTTCGGAGAAATTCTAACTCGACGGGAAAGAAGACGGCGGTCATCGTTTACGCCTTATTACAACTAATTGAGTCATCAAAACTCAGGAAAGGAGAATCCAATTGAGCGAAACAGCAATTACCTTGTCTGACGATCTGGTTCAGATAACAACTGAGATCAATACATACAAACAAGTTGCCGGACAGTCATTGTTTGAAATTGGAAAGCGACTAAAGCACGTCAAAGAAAACGATCTTGCTCATGGTCAATGGGAGCGTTGGTGCAGGGATGAAGTGGATTTTACTCCACAACACGCAAACAAGTTCATCAAGGTTTATGAGGAGTTTTCAGTAGGAGTAAATCGAATCCCGAGTTTCGGTTTGGGAATCAACGCTTTATATGAAATCTCCAGTATGCCGGCGGAAGAAAGAGAGCAGCCTCACACAATTCCGTCTACAGGCGAAACCAAAATGATCGATGAGATGACTGTTCGTGAACTGCGAGAAGTTAAGGCCGAATTGCGTGAAGCCGAGGAGCGAGCTGAGCAAATCGACGCGGAAAGGCGGCGACTTGAAAAGCAGCTCAAGGACGCTATTCCTGCGGATCAACTGGAGGAGGCTGTTTCTTACCGACTGGAGCAACACCAAGAGCAAATGGAGATCGAAAAGCAACGAGAACTCCGCGAAAAGGACAGGCAGATCCGTGAACTTGAATCGCGAAAACCGGAAGTTAAAGAAATCGTCCCTCAAAAAGTTAAAGACGAGATAGAAGAACTAAAGGGCTACGTACGGAAGATGCGGGATGAACGGAAGGAGTTAGATCAGAGGCACAAAGAATTGAGTGACCTGGAATTCAAGGAGAAAAAGATGCAGATCGAGGGCCGAGTCAGCATTTACGACATGCAGATCAAGATTAAACAATTCCTTGAAGATGCAGCGCCGACCATTTTTCTTCAAGGCGCAATTGCTACCAACCCCATCATGAAAAAGGATTTCGAAAAAAGCATTATCTCTCTCGAAGAATTCTGCGCGACGCTACGAGATGTTCTGAATTCAAAAATTAATATCGTGGAGGTGTAAGTATGAAAGATTCAAATGTTATCGAGTTTGCTCAGAAGACTATACAGAACTCGGAAGATACACTCGCAGCCATGAAAGCAATGCTTGAACAGGTTGTTGCCGTTAGCAATGAAACTAAGGAAGTAAGGGAAGAGATTGTTTTCCTGGCGAAGGATGTTCACGATACTCGGAATGAAATATCGCAGTTCGAAAAAGAGTTTCGTGACACGAACCGGCTGCTCCCAAGCGAAGTGGACGATGTGTATAAAGCTGTTGTTGATCGTTCGATTGAAATCGCCAAGTTCCGTCACAAAGAGGATGACGAAAAATTCAAGATCGCTGTCGGGAAGTATCGTCGAATGATCTGGAGCAAGTTGAAAAAGCGCTTCGGAACCAGCAAATACATCCACATCAAGCGAATGGATTACGTGGCAGCATTGATGTTTATCGAGACGTTTGATCCGGAGGATTACATCTAATGCAACTCACTCCAGTCGTATCATCCAACATCGCAGCAGTCGGTTATAACAACTTTCAAAACATTCTCATCATTCAGTTTCTTGGAAAAACCACAACCTACTCCTATTACGGTGTGCCAGTTGAAACATACGAAGAAATGATGGCATCCAAATCTGTCGGAAGCTTCTACGCAAAGAACATCAAAGGTAGATTCCCGAATGAGCCTCAGAGGGAGAACGGGGGCGGGGCGGTTGCAGGAGATTCGTGAGTGGCTTAGCGGCGGTACTTTAGAAGATTACTTAGCGGTGTTACTGGTTCTCCCCGCATTAATGGCCATCATCATCTTCATATGGGCGGTGAGCATATGAGAATCAACGTTCAGCAGTACCTCACTCCAAAGCAACGTCTGGAATTCTACATCAACGCCGCTCGTGTAGAGAGGAAGAAGGAGGTTCAGACCGTTGGAAAACTCAAAAGGGACGATCCAACTCGACGGAAATGAAATGCAGATGTATGCCGATGCTTGCTACGATATGGCCCGCGAAATGGTGGCACAAGGAAGGAAATACGATGTTCAACGGTGGCTGATATTGTGGGCAAAAATGAATCTCGCTAAACGGGAATTTCATTTACTCGCCGGTCGGGAGTTGTCGGAAAAGCATCTTGGAAAAGAAGAAAAGCCAACTCCGGAAGAGTCGACTTTTCGCGCACATATCATTCTTGGCGGAACTGATATGCGCTAATTCTAACACGAATTGGAGCGAAAGTGAATGCAGAAGGTTGAAGTACAAGATCCACATGGTTGGATCCCGGCGAACGTACCAAATGGCCAGCTTTTCCTCAGGGCAGATCAGGTTGCCGGCGTAGTCAGACTTTCTCAAGCTGAGGGTCATCTATTCCAGGCTGACGACGGGGATTGGATCATAAGCGCCGAAGGGTACCGGGCAATCAATATCGTCGCCGGCATCCGCAGCATCGAAACTAAAACTATGATTCTTCCAGACGGACGAGAAGTCGGAAATCCATATATCGAATACGACGAAAAGACTAACACGCCTCAAAAGTTTTGGGCATATCACGTAACAGTCGGCAGAGGACTGGACGGTAAACCATTTGTTAGCGCGGCCACGGTCATGCACGATATCCGCTTGCTGTTTCTAATGGAGCTTAATGCTGCGATTGCTCTGAATAAGGATGCCGGCAGACTCTGCACCTTTGATCAGTTGGATGAAGATGAGCGCAAAACCGGGTACTTCGAACCGTTCCACGGCAACATGGGAATCTACGCAAGGACTGAATGCGCGGATATTATCCCGATCGTTTCAAACTTCATCCGGAGGAAGAACTACGGCGAGCGCGAGGCATCGACGCTGGCATGGAAGTCCTCATTAAAGAAGCATCCTTGCATGCCGCCAGTGAAAGTAAAGGCTCAGCTCGGTGTAGCCAGTGTCCTTGTCGCAAATTTTCTGTCGGATTTCTCTGATCAGCAGCTTCATGAACTTTCACGGGAATTGCTGGCAACCGGCAACGTTGAAGGTGCTAGCGTATCCAATACATTCATTGATACACAGGAAGAAACAAGCGAAATCAGCTTACTATCCCATGAAGGAGGACCACGATTCTAATGATCAAATCCATTCGCGCAAAACAGATAAAGGGCAACACATTTACACAGGAACTCAGCGGCCTTGATATTTTCGTGGGTCGTAACGGCTCCGGAAAGTCTACCAGGCTGCAGGCTGTCCAACTGGCGATGCTTGGCTATATCCCCGGCAAAGGAAAAACGAATCAAGAGACTTTCAAGCTTAGTTCGGGAGAGGAAATGACTGCCGGACTGCAGTTGGATAACTTCACTTTTGACCGCTCCATCGTTCGTTCGGAAAAGCTGAAAGGTGACGGCAGCAAGGAAGTTAGCTATAGCGAATCCCTTTCCGTATCCCCAAATAAAGGCGAAAAGAACGCGACACAGATGAAAGCCCGCGTTACGGCTGAAATTGGCAATTTCCCTGTCGTATTCGACTTTCAAGAATTCCTCAATAAATCCGATGCAGAGCGGCGAAAATTCATCTACGGGTTATCTCCCATTTCGAATGATGAATGGGACAAGCCCAAGGTAACCGCTCATCTTATCAAAACTCTCCTCACACCGGGAATAAAGGAAACAAATCCCGATCTGTACGATCCGCGCACGAATTGATGAATGATGCGCTGGCGGAATGGCCGGAGGGATACGATCTCACAGCCGGGCTTCAGTCGATGCTTTCTTGGGTGGAAAGCCAGCAAAAACACTGGAATAAAAAGCAGGCTGATGCAACCGGAGCTGTCCGGGAGCTTGCTGATATGAAAAACCGCTTGGAAGAAACTGATCGGGATATCGTCGCCAAGAAAGAAGAGATACAAACACTCCGGAAGCAGTATACCGACGTTCACGGGCAGATCACGGCCGGCAAGGAAATCAAGCGGCAGTGGGATTTGAAGAACCGCCGTATGGACGAGCTTCGCAGCGAGATCGAAAAGTTGACCACGATGATCAACACGAACACTGCGCGGGACTACGAAGCGGAAATTGCTACTCTGCAAGCCAAGATCAAGCAGACCGACATTGCCGCAGAATCAGAGAGCATCCAAAAGGACATCGACACACTGCGTCATTTGGAATCGACAAAGACAACCGAATTGCACCAAACAAATGCACAGCTGGCGAAATTGGATCTTGAACTCAATACCATGAACACCGTTCTTAAGAACATTCAAGATAAAGGCGCTGGCGTTTGCGTCCTCCACCACAAAATTGGTTGTGATAAGGATTTCTCGAAATTCACCGGATTTGTTAGTGAGAAAGGCCCGACATTGCAGGCACAGATCGACGAATTGAATGCCCGTGCCCTGACTCAAAAAACGGAAATCCAATCGATTCAAGGAAAGACGAAAATCGTCGAGGATTCCAAGCGCGCGATGCATCAAGCATTTGTTGAGGAAGCGAAATCCAACGAGAGAATTCGTGCGGAGATCGACTCAGTCCGCAAGGCTGAGCAAATCGAATTTCAATTCAAGCAAGAAGCGCAAGGCAAAGTGAACGCTCTACATGAGGAGCTAACCCGACTCACCGCTGAGAAGCCGCCGGCATTCGCTCCGCTTGATATCTTGGAGCCGCAACACACCGCCTTGGAAAACCAAATCGCCGAACTGGAGCGTGTGCTTGAAGAGAAAGAGAAGGCCAAAATAACGCTTTCTAACTCGCAGACGGCCATGATCTCCGCCAGTAAAGCGCAATACTACCACACGGCGGCGAAGAACCTGTCGGCAGCGCTCGGGGCGAAGGGCATTCAAGGAGAGTTGGTCAAGGGCATCCTTGGGCCTGTGGAAGAGTCCATCAATGAGAACCTCCGCCTGATGGGCATTGAAAATCCGGTATTCTTCTCCACTCAATCTGAAACGGGCAAAGAAGTGTTCCAATTTGGATGGGTGAAGAACGGATACGAAACCAACTTCGACGTTTTGTCTACTGGTGAGCAGTTGATGTTCCTGTCCGCATTCCTTGTCACGCTGCTTGAACGGGCGAACCCGCCGCTTAAGGTACTGGCGCTGGACAATATCGAGAACCTGGACAAAAAGAACTTCCGAGGGCTGCTGAACGGTCTGAACGGATTGGCACACAAACTGGACAACATCCTTATTGCCGGCGTGGTGGATGAGCCCGACGTCGATGGCTGGAAGGTTTGGAGTCTCGGTGTATCGGAGGTAGCGGTGCATGCGTGAAATCAAGTTTCGGGCGTGGCACCTTCGTTTGAAAAAGATGTTTGCCGTCTATTCCGTCGATTGGAAGCATGGACTCGTATTCTGCGAGGGATCGGACGGAAACACTCACACTTTCGGATTTATTGACGTCGAACTCAAACAATTCACCGAAATCCACGACGATCATGAAACGGAGGAAGGATTCGGTGAAATATACGATGGGGCGGTTATTGAATACCATCATGAAGGACAAATCATCGTGTGTTCGGTTCAGTACGAAGGCGGTCGTATTCTGCTGGCCGCAAATGAGTTCGATGATGGCTATCTCTGGATCAACGACCTGATTGAGAACGATGATTCACTTTGGTGGCTTCCGGAATCAAAGGTCATCGGTCATATCTACGAACAACTGGATTCGTTGAGGGACGGTGAAAAGATTGCCGAGTCTGACTGACGGATTGAATAACGAGCAAGCGGCGGCCGTCTTATCCGAATCCAAACGAATTCTTATGTTGGCCGGGGCGGGGACGGGCAAGACCCGGACCCTCACCCACCGTCTGGCTCATCTGAACCTTAACTGCCGCGTCGGAACATCAAGCGTGATCGCAATCACATTCACACGCGCCGCGGCGAAGGAAATGAAAGATCGTCTCGGCCCGCTGATCGGGGATAAGGAAGCAAAGAAACTGAACTGCTCCACCTTCCACGCACTGGCCGTTCGCATCCTGAAAGAGTGGGGTCATCGGCTCGGATTGGATAAACAGTTCACCATCTACTCTCAAGAGGATCGGGAAGAAATCATTAAATCCATTCTCGCAACGCTCGGACTCGCTTCCCAAACATCTGTTAATAAAGTCATCGAACAGATGGGCCGGACAAATCCGAGGGAGCCAGAAGCCTCGGTGCTCAGGGAATACGGTTGGCAGCTTAGGCGTTACAACGCTGTCGACCTTGATCACCTGATTCGCAAGGTCAACGAATTGTTCGTGAAGCATTCTGATGTTGCTGAGTATTACCGCCGGCAATGGAAATACGTATTCGTGGACGAGTTCCAGGACACGGACAAGGAGCAACTTCAGTTCGTTAAGCTCCTATCTCCTGAAAACTTGTTTGTAATAGGAGACGACTTTCAGGCTATCTACGGCTGGCGCGGAGCGAGGGTTGAGAACATCCTGCAATTCCCGAACGAGTTCGCCGGAACCGAGGTCATCAAGCTTGAACAAAACTATCGATCGACAAAGCCGATCATCGAAGCGGCCAACAACCTTATCAAACACAACGAGAACCAAACGGCAAAAACGCTAATCGCAAACAAAGACGGCCTTCCATACGACCGGTTTGAACTATCCAGCCAGGATTCTGAGGCAGAAATTATTGCGGGATTGATAAAGCAAAAAGCGCTAGGTGAGAGCTACTCGGATTACGCAATACTGGCCCGGACGAATGCTCAGATCGACTTCATGTATTACAAACTGAGGGCGGCGGGAATTCCTTGCCTTGTTCTTAGTGGATCGGATGACCCACTTAAGAAGAATGACGTTCGCTCTATAATCTCTTATCTCATTAGCATCTTTAATCCAAAAGATGAAAGGAACTTTAAACGGGCTATCAATTTCCCTGAGCCGATCATCGCGGAGATGCAAATGAAAGAGTTGCAGAAATACGCAACTGATCACTCTCTGACGCTAAGGGACGCGATGATACAGCATGAGAACTTCTCAATGTCGCGGAGTTTCTTTACAGAAGTGTCCGATCGAGTCCTATCCGCCGACACGGCCCTACATTCATTCACGGAGTTGGCGGAGTGCTTGGATCTGCGAGGGAGATACTCGGAACGGAATCTGCATAACCGGATTCAGGATTTAGATGATGCCCAGCAATATATCTACTACTGGATGGAACGGCAGCAGGCCATAGGTGAAGATTGCGATGCTCCAACATTCCTAAAGTGGGTGCGCATCCGGGATATCCAAGAAAAGCTGATGGATACAAAGGATGCCGTCAAGATCATGACGATCCATGGCAGCAAAGGATTGGAATTTCCAACTGTTTTCCTGATCGGAATGAATGAGGGAATCTTCCCTAGTAAAAACACTCGGGATATGGAAGAGGAACGCCGGCTTGCTTATGTGGCAGTTACGAGGGCAAAGCAAAACCTCATTATCTCTTCCACAAGGGAATCCGTCAGCTGGGGAAAGACGGAGATCATGGAGCCAAGCCGTTTTATAGCGGAGCTGAATGCCGGGAGTGAATCTATTGAACCTTGACCAGTACATATCGGAAATCGATCGATACAAGGAACTGGCCGTCGAGCTTCAGGAGGATAATCCGGCAGCACTTTTAAGAAAGATCGAAATATTGACAAAGTGTCTCGTGTTGATCGGAGATTTGTCCTCAGAGTGTGATCGGCTGTACAAGAGGATGCACGTTCATCGTGATACCGAGTACGCAAAAGCCTACATTAAAGCGGATCGCCCTAAGAAGGAAAACGCCGAGCTTGCAATCACGAAGATCCGTCAGATGGAAGCTGAATCTTATGGCCGGATGCAGAAGTGGCGGAACGAGTTTGACTCCATGACCGAGACACTGCACGGCTTAAGGCTAAAGATGAAAGTAAATTTCGCAGAGGGGTCAATCAATTACACCAGATGAGGAGGAGTAGCTATGGCAGTCGATAAGAACCGGCTTCATCAGTTGTTCATGTCCGGCATGCTGATGGCTGGGATAGCCAAAGAGTTGGGGATTCCGAACGCTTCTTGCCAGTCCATCATCAGCAAAGAACGAAAGAAGAATCCTGAACATTGGCCACTTAGAAAAAGCAAAAGGGACAAGGCCGCATCGGATTCCGAGCATTTTATGCACCTATATGAATGCACCTATTGCGTGGTGACCTTTGCCGTTGAGGATTACGAGGAAGTAGATCATTCACAAACGGTATGCCCGATCTGTCACTCAGTTGAACACATTGAAGATGCTGGATACGGTTATTTCACGAAAACAAAGGAAGCTGAGAAGGCAGGCTAGGAGGTCATCGATTGGATTTTCAAACATTCCTTGAAAGCCGAGCTACGCGGGTGGAGACAACATGAAAAGAACTCCACGTATATTGCATTACCCAGGAAGCAAGTGGAGCATGGCTGAGTGGATTATCAGTCACATGCCGCCGCACACAACATACTTAGAACCCTATTTCGGTAGCGGGGCTGTACTGTTTAACAAGGCGCGGGCAATCTTGGAAACCATAAACGACCTGGATGGAGAGGTATCCAATCTCTTTCAAATCATCCGAGATAGACCGGAAGAATTGGCGCGATTAATCCACTGGACTCCATATGCTCGAGCTGAATATTACAAGGGATATGATTCTGAGGGCAGCGACATAGAACGAGCTCGGCGGTTCCTTGTTCGCTGTTGGATGGCTCGAGGTGGGAAGACGAGTGATAGAACCGGGTGGAGGCATATCATCAACCTTAATGCCCCTCACCCGGCAAAGGATTGGCAGGCGCTTCCGGGAAAGATCCTCACGGTGACTGATCGGCTGCGCAATGTCCAAATCGAATGGCAACCGGCTATCAAATTATTAGAGCGATATAAGAGACCAGAAGTTCTGGTCTATGCAGACCCACCCTATATACTCTCAACTCGGAATAACAGGATGTATCGAAACGAAATGAAAGATACCGACCACGAGCAATTGCTCGAGGTGCTTGACGCTCATCCCGGTCCTGTTTTGCTCTCGGGTTATGCTCATCCGATGTATGATAATCGGCTGAAGCATTGGATGCGGGAAGAAAGGAAAGTGCAAGCCGAGGCTGGTCGCACACGAACCGAAGTACTCTGGATCAACCCCGCGGCGGCGTCGGTGGATACAGCAGAAAAACAAATCACACTCTTTTAAACGGAGGTATGACATGAAAGCTCTCAAATGGATAAATCAATATTCTCTGGATTTAATTATTGCAGCAATACTAATTTCCCTTGTCGTCAATGTATTCTACCCGTCGAAGCCGCAGCCAAAGCCGGAGATAAGAACCATTGTTGAAACGGAGATTATCACCAAAACGGCTTATGTAAAGGTGAATCAGACTGAGCCAATAGAGATGGTCGTCACAGCTTATACGGCTGGGCCAGAATCGACAGGTAAGCGTCCGGGCATGAAAGGATATGGAATTACTTACACCGGTACCAGAGCGAAGGTAGGCGTCTGTGCGGTCGATCCCGAGTACATCCCACTTGGCAGCTCTTTGTTTGTAGAGGGTTATGGATATTGCCGGGCTGAGGACACTGGCGGGAAGGTCGATGGTTATCACGTAGACGTGTTTCTGGACAAGGTATCCGATGCTATGAAATTCGGTCGGGAGAAGAGAAAGGTTTGGATTTTAAAAGGTTACGAGGGGGAACCGACTTGAGCAGAGTCCGAGGAACAAAACCAACCTTGAAGCAGGCTGTTATCTTGGGAAACAACAATATGGATTATCGTGATTGGCTGATACAGCGGATCTTTAGTGATCACTTGGAATGTGTCCACCGTTATGCAGGGAATATCAAAATCGCGTTCCTACAGGTGACCAAATGAGTCGGCAGCAACGGATCTTAGAATTCATTTCCTCTCATATTGAAGGTAATGGCTACTCTCCAACTGTAAGAGAAATCGCTAACGCTGTCGGGTTGGCTTCCTCTTCCACGGTAATGGGCCATCTGGATCGATTGAAGGAGAATGGGCTAATTGACTGGGAGCCGCACACACCGCGAACGATCCGCGTACTTGAGTCACCATTAATCGATAATTCAGTGAAAGTGATGAAGCTCAAAAATGACATCCCGACAGTTATTGGCTGGCAAGGAAGAAGATATGTTTATGATCCGGGGTGAGGTGGTATGGCTCGAAAGTCCATATCAAACAAAACTGTAAAGTCGATAGTTGAGCGGGACGGTTCGGCAAACTGTACTTATTGTAGAAGATTCGGGGCATCGAGACTCTTCACGGGATCGAAAGGCAAGGGCGCATGGTTATGGATCGAACATGAGATCGACCATGTTATCCCATTGAGTCGCGGCGGCACCGATGAATTGCCCAACCTTGTGATTACCTGTAGAAATTGCAACAGAAGAAAAAACAATAAGTTGGGGTGGGTTTATGGCACGTAGGCGTATGATCGACCCCAACTTCTGGCAGAGCGAGGATGTGTCTAAACTCACAGTCCGCCAGCGGCTGCTGCTCATTGGGCTATTTTCAAATGCTGATGATGAAGGGAAGCTGAGAGGGAATCCAGCCTTTATACGGTCAATTATCTTTTCATATGAGGATTTCACCATTCAGGACATTACTGACGACCTGAATTATATCGAAAAAATTGGTTCTATCGAACAGTACATTGTTGACGAGAGTAGGTACATCCGGCTTGTTAATTGGTTTAAGTTTCAACGTGTAGATAAGCCTCAAAAGAGTGTTATACCTAATCCAATAATAGACAAGAGAGATTCCAATAGTCATTCTCGGAATGATTATGAGAAAGGTTCTGAGCATGATGATGCTGATTCAGATTTTGATTCTCGCCTAAAAGAAGAGAAGTTAAAAGAAGAGAAAAGAAATGAAGAGAAGGGAAAGGAAGCTAACTTAACGGAACTGCCCGCAAACTTGAATGAAATTAAAAATAGGTTAAGGCTTCTTACCATCGAATGCGGACTTAAGGGAGTAGGCATTGATGGACTTGAAACTATTTACACCTACATCGGACAAGTTGAAACGGGAGTAATCGAAAAAGCCATCAAAAAGGCTGAGAAAAAGCATGTCCCATATTTTGTAACAATCATTAACGGCATGATCGAGGAAGGTAAGACAACTGTCGCCTCCCTAAATCCTATCCCTCCACCGGGCGCTCCTCCGGAGATCCGGAATGGCAATGGGAACCAGAGGTCCAGGTCAGGGAAACCTTCAATGCCTGTCGTTAAAGACAACGATCAAGATCCGCAAATGACAGAGGAAGAGTACATTGTTGCAGTGAAAAGAGCTTACGACTTAGCTGGAAAAGACTTCGGCGAAACAGAATTGAACGACACAAAAGCCAAATGGAGTAAACGGCAGGGGCGTGAAGCCGGGTGAGTGATCCAGTAGAGGAATTGATGTACATCTTTGAAGATCCTCGGCCCGAACTACCTGACTCGCCGTTATGGAAAAAACTCTTAAGGACGATTCCCACTCTTAAGAACAAAGAAACTGCTGAACTACTACAGCGGCGGTTATGGACTCTACGAAGTGTCGGAACGTTTCTGAAAGCTTACTCTGGCGGACTGAGGTTTGTGCCGATAATCGGACCCACCGGCGCATTTGATTATGACGTTGAGTTCGATGAAATGAAGCGCAAGTATCTGGCTCCTTATGCTACCGAGATTGCCGAGCTGCTGAGAAAGGTCAACGGCCATGAGTAACAAGCATTATCACTCCGAGATGGAGGATATCTATCAAAGCTATGAGTGGTTAATCCGAGACAAACTGGAACAGCTAGATCACCTGGCTAGAAAGATGTGCGCCGACATGGGGACGGCAGGCTTCTCTCACGCAAACTATACGTTCTTTATCCAGCAGAAAGTGAAAGAGTTAGTGGCTGAAATTATCCGGGAAGGGGATCTAGCAAATGGCAGTGATAAAAATCGGTGAAGTGGAACAAAGCATCAAAGATCTCACCCGGATCTATAAACCTAAGCTTGAGGGTGTTGATCGATTTGTCAGGAGATATGTGCTGAAATATCGCATCCCCGCAGGCTACGAGAAAAGGCTAAAGAACCTCGTAATCGCTGAGCTCACAGCTATGGCAAAGCAAGCAGATGCGGCAAGTAATTAACTGCAATTATCCGAATCTTTTGGAGGTCATTTTGTGAAAATAGTCATTCAACAATCCACGTTAAAGAGGCATCTGGAGAGCGCATCGAAATTTTTACCAAGTAAAGACGGCATTCCAATTTTATCTCACATAGTTCTCGCAGCTGTACCTGAAGGACTTCGAATCACGGCTGGGAACACAGAAACGTTCATACAATCGCTAATCCCAAGCGATGACCTTACTGTTGAACAATCCGGCGCCACTGCCATTCCAGGGCAGAAGTTAACGGAGATTGTAAATAAATTGTCTGATTTCATAACGATCCAGACGGAAGTCGGAAAAGTGGTGATTAAAGCTGGCAAGTCAGAATTCGCTCTGTCTACTCTGGATCCGGAAGAATACCCGACATTCCCCATGGTTAACGGGACACGCGTCTCCATGAAAGGAAAGGACCTGAAAGAACTGATCTCCACAACGGCGTATGCCATCAGCACTAAGGAAGAAACGCCAATGTTTACGGGGATCTCGTTTACTCAAAAAGATGGCGTGTTAACGCTAACGGCGACTGACCGTCATCGTCTCGGTCGTATCCAGTCTGAGATAAGCGGCGAAGATTTTCACAGTGTTGTGGCCGGAAAGACACTCTTGGAACTTTCCAAAATCTTAGGAGACGGAGATATCGAAATCAGTTTTGACGATGCAATGTTGGTTAAATCTGCTGATTTCACTTTCTACTCCAGAATACTAGTTGGAAGCTATCCTGATACCGACAAGATCATCCCTACCACTTTTGCAACGCAACTGGAAGTAAATAGACATGAACTTGCCGCTGCACTCGACCGGATAAATATAGTGGCAAAAGAGAGTAAGCAAAACCTTATGAAAGTTACTGTCAATGAGAATGAACTCATGATGGTGTCAGAGCAAGAGACCAAACGGGTGCAAGAATTCGTTGACATCAAGGGTTTTACAGGTGAGTCGTTCAGTTTTGGAATTAATCAGAAATACCTATCGGATGCAGTAAAGGCCATAGATGCAAATCAAATGACCATGAGCCTCAATGGTAAGACAAGCCCCATCATTGTACGGGGCAAGGACGAACTGGCCTTGCATCTGGTTCTTCCTTATCGAACCGGAGAGTGAGGGATGAGCAAATACGGTGCCAAGAAAGTAATTGTTACGGCGGACGGCACGCTATTCGAAGTTGAAACTATTAAACGGTTTGGAATCGAAGTCGAAGGAGAAAAGTTTGATAGCGTCATGGAGGGCTCTTATTACCAAGAGCTCCTCTGGATGCAAAAGGATGGCGCGATAACGGAAATCAAATGCCACCCAAGCTACGTGCTGCAGGACAAGCCTAAGATCACGTATATTGCAGACTTCTTGATCTCCTTCGCTGACGGCCAGCAGATCATCGTTGATGTGAAGGGCAAGGAAACATCCACCTTCAGCGTAAAGCGCCGGCTGTTCAAAGCCAGGTTCCCGGACCTGCAGTTACTTGTAATTACCAAGTATCGCGGCCAGTGGGTTCCGATCGAGGACGTTAAAAAGGAAAAGGTTGACCGCAAACGAGCAATGAACAAACTGATTAAACAATCGCAAGGGAAAGGGCGAATACTGCATGAGCGACAACCAAAACGCTGAACACCAATCTCCAGAAGAAGATGAGAACCAAGTCACTGCCTATATCGATCAAGACGTAATGTACCTACCAACACATGAGATCGGAGACTAACGGATGAAAACTGAGTATACGGTCGCATATTTGTTTGGTGGAATTGGCGGCGGAGCCTCGGATTTAAGGGGGCTCGTGCCGAGCACATGGGAAAGCTGGCGCAATTCAGATCCTTGTGCAGCATTGATGCCGATCCGGTCGTTTGCCGGAATTACGAAATGATCACTGGCCAGAAGGCTGTATGCATGGATCTCTTTGATCGAAAGCAATACACCGACTTCTTCGATAAAGAACCTGCAGCTGATTGGCACGAAGCGGAGCCGTGGGACATTTGGCAGGCATTCGGTGAGGAAGTACCTGATGTGATATTTACTTCACCGCCATGTAAAGGCTTCTCGGGACTGCTCCCGGAGAAATCGGCAGGCAGCAAAAAGTATCAGGCTTTGAATCTCCTAACCATTCGGGGCATTGATATTTCACTGGCAGCATGCCGCGATTATGGCGGGGAGCTCCCATCATTGTTACTGCTTGAAAACGTGCCGCGCATCATGACACGGGGGAAGAAGATTCTCAACCAGATCAAAACGGTCCTAAAGAAGTACGGCTATGCGGTCAACGATGAAAGTCATGATTGCGGAGAGATCGGCGGACTCGGACAGCATCGGAAACGGTATTTGTTGATAGCAAGGCAAGAAACGAAAATGCCGTCATTCGTCTATAAACCGGAAATCAAGCCGCTTAAAACGATCGGTGAAGTCATCGGCCATCTTCCGTTACCTGGAGATGAAGAGCGCGGAGGTCCAATGCACCGCGTGCCATTGTTGCAAAGAAAGACGTGGGAGCGTCTTGCGTTTATTCCTGCCGGAGGAGACTGGCGAGATCTCGAAAAAGTAGAGTTTGAGAAATACAGATTAGAATACCAACCTCGCGGCGGCGGTTCTTACGGAGTGCAAGATTGGGACGAGCCGGGAAATACCGTCACCGGACAAGCTAAGGTGAACGGTAGCAGTGGCTGCGCTGCGGTAGCTGATCCAAGGACTAATTTCAAGCGAGGCACCCATGTCTCGATCTATCGTGTCTCTAAATACAATGAGTGCGCTCCTACCGTCACAGGTGCGATGCGCCCGAATAACGGCTCCCTCTGTGTCGGAGATCCGCGATTGAATGATAGAGAGAACAGACATCCAGGAGTATACCGAATCGTCCAGATCGATGAAACTGCGCCATGTGTAACCGGCACTAGATTCGGAAGTGGGGCAATTGCTATCGCAGATCCAAGAGCAAATGACCGTAACGGTGAAAGACGCAGTAACGGATACTCGGTTCGTCCTTGGGACGGTCAGGCCCACACTATAACTGGTGAAGACACTCTTGGCAGCGGCGCGCAATCCGTATCCGATCCGCGACTAGGTTGCAAACCTCGATCCGGATCATACGGTGTCCAAAAGTGGGACGAGCCTGCAACAACCGTAACCGGCTCCGGAGACGTTCATTCCGGAAGCGCAGCTATCGCGGATCCAAGAATACCCGAGCAGAACGAGCGCTGTGTCATGGTCATTATTGCCGAGGACGGAACATGGCATCGACCACTTACAACTTATGAGCTCGGAGCTCTGCAAGGTTTTCCAAGTCACTTGCCTGATGGACGGCCATTTCAAATAGAAGGATGCAGTGACGCAAAAGCACGGGAATATGTAGGGAATGCGGTTCCGCCAGATGCTGCTCAGGGAATGGCGAATGTAATTCTAATGGCTCTTGTTCTGTCCAATGTTGGTGTGTCGTTCATGTTCTCTCATATGGATGTGTGGGTACGTCCAGAAGAAGAAATTACAGACCGGCAACTGGTTCATTGATTATGGATAGAGTGGTTACAGCTCTTAAAAGAATTCGAAGTCATGTCATCATCAGCGAATACAAACTGCATGAGATTATTGCTCGGGAACTCGCGAAAGAGGGGATTTCGTTTAAAAGCGAAGTTCCCCTCGGCCCGAGGAATCGAATCGACTTTCTTACAGATAACGGAATTGGCATAGAGGCGAAGAAAGGGAAGCCGAACGAGCTGCAGGTGTTGAAGCAACTCGAACGCTATGCACAATTCGAGTCAGTGAACGGCTTAATTCTGGTGATCGAGCGTTACATGGATCTTCCGGAAGAAATAAACGGTAAGCCAGTTCTATCGATCGGATTAAGAAAACTATGGGGCATTGTCAGTAAATGAGGTGTGGTGAATGGGCGCGGCTGAGCTCCCGGAGTTCCTAAGGGAAGTCGGAGAAAGTGATTATTATTACGGAACACTTCGGTATGAAGAAGGTTTCTGGGTGGTCGAGGGAGAGCCTGCAGTGTGTCAGGTGGCGAAGCGACTGTTTCCCGGAGCTGAGGGAAGAACCCGAGGGGTTGCAAGATTTAAGAGCAATAAACGGACGAACGGCGATCTGAATTGGCTGATGATGCGGTATCCGTTACAGATCATCGATCGGCATCAATGGGAATCAGCGTTCGGGGAGACTGTGGAATATATTCGCCGGCGTGAAGAAATTCGACGGGGCCCACAAAAGGCAGAACCATCGCAGTTGATCTTCAAAGGCCAACTGACGGAATTTCAAAAGGAAGGTGTTGCCTTCCTAAACAATAACGCTCCTGCCCTCTTGGCCGATGACATGGGGCTCGGAAAGACCGTTGAGGCATTGGCGTGGATTGCGGCGCAGGCGAAGTTCCCCGGCATCATCGTGGTTCCAACCAGCGTACAAACGCAATGGCGAAGTCAGATTATGAATTTCATACATCCGCAGCCTTTGCCCGGCGAGTTCGCGTTATTCCCGGATCAGAACAAGATGGTCCATACCATAAAAGGGTTAACGCCATATGAATTGCCGGAAGCGCAATTTTATATCATCCATTACGGGTTGCTGCGTGGATGGAAACAGGCACTTCCTGAGTACAAGTTTGAATTCGTTGTGTTCGATGAGATTCAAGAACTCAGGCATCCAGGGACAGAGAAATACAGTTCCGCTTCACTACTGGCCGAAAGCTCCGGCAATGCGATCGGACTATCCGGAACACCGATCTACAACAAGGGCGGAGAAATTTATTACATCATGAACATCCTGCAGCATCAATGTCTCGGAGACTGGGGCAGTTTTACGCGGGAATGGTGCTATGGATATAACGAGGATGTTGTCGCGGATCCTGAAATGCTCGGCGATCATCTAAGGCGGGAGGGACTTATGCTGCGGAGAACCAAAGAGCAGGTTCTTACGGAACTTCCTCCAAAGCGCCGTATTGTGCAAGACATCGACTCAGACGACAAAGTCTTCATTAAAGAAATGCGCTCTGTTATGGAGTTGGTTTATCGGTACGACAAGATCGAAGGCTTCGAAAAGGGACGCGCCAAACAGGAGATCGGGGAAAGGATGAGGCAGGCGACGGGTATCTCAAAAGCTCCCTATGTCGCAGCCTTCGTGAAAATGCTTCTTGAAGCCGGCGAGGCAGTCGTCCTATATGGATACCATCATGAGGTCTATGAGATCTGGATGGAAGAACTGAGCAGTTTTAATCCTGTTCGAGTAAGCGGTATCGAGTCGCAAAAACAAAAGGAAGAGGCCAAGCAGAAGTTTATTAACGGAGAAACAAACCTAATCATCATCTCTTTAAGAGCTGCAGCTGGTATCGATGGATTACAACACCGGGCGAATATCAATGTCTTTGGTGAGTTGGATTGGTCGCCGGGCATACATAGTCAATGCGAAGACCGTACGCACCGGATGGGTCAGCAGGATTCAGTTATTAGCTACTACCTCGTGTGCGGTAATGGTAGCGACGAACAGATGATGGAAGCCCTCGGTTTCAAAACAGCGCAGTTCGCCGGCATCATGGGTGAGAAAACGGAAAGCGAAGAGGATAAGGCTATTGCCCAGGTGGAGGTCGGCAAGCACTTGGACAAGGTTATTGAAAAGCTGAAGAGTAGGAGCGTGCAAAAGTGAAAAATATCCAAGTAATTTATCTCTCTGGCCCCATGAGTGGAATCGAGAATCTGAACTTCCCGGAATTCAACCGGATTGCTCAGCAGCTGCGAGGTCTCGGACACAAGGTCATCAATCCGGCTGAGGTTGATCAGCCGGTAAAAGAGTGGTCGGCATGCATGCGAAACGACATTGCGGAATTGATGAAGGCGGACACGCTGGCGCTGCTGAAAGGTTGGGAAACATCTTCGGGAGCTGGCGTTGAAATCTCTATAGCTGCGGCTTTAAAGATGCCCATAGTCGATGCCTATACCTTGGAACCGATCGAGCTGAACGTGAACGTGGATATCAAATCGGCGTAGACCAAAACAAAAGGAGCATAGAGGGTTTATCCCTCTTGCTCCTACCTTAACTCCATCAACTCATTAATATCCTTTAAACCGAAAGCTTCAGCTATCTTTTCAAGGTGTTCCTTGTTTATGGACGTTCGCATGTTATTACATATCTCACTGACTGCAGCTGTTCGCAGTCCAGTCATAATCGCAAGATGTTTCTGTGTCCAGCCGCGTTCATCGAGCAAATCCTGAACCTTAATATATAAGGTTGCCATCATACAGTCACCTCCAATTACCCGAATTGTAACATAAGAAAAAATATTCCGCAATTACGTAATTTTATGTTGACGTTACGAAATAACGGAATTATAATAAGGATATGAAATAGCGAAATAACGAAATAAAGTATTGGAGGTAATGACAGTGGTGAAAGTCGAGTTGAAGGTTGTAATCGAAAAAGCCGAGATCAAACAGCCGGGTATGAATCCCTGGAGGAAGGATCTGAAGCGCACGGTATACACAGATGGTCAAAAATGCTTCATAAGGTGGAAGGGTTTTAATTACAGCCATGAAATAAACGGCAAGGAATACCGCGAAGTAAAGAATTACGGAAATGAGGATCGCTACTATCTGCAATAACACATGGGGCCAACTGGTCCCTTCTATGGGGGAGGGAATGGATGTGTTAGAAGCTCAACAACGCAAATTAGAGTGGCTTGCAGAGAGGATTGCTGTAAACGAAGAAAAGGGCGACACGGACATGGTCGAAATATTGACAAGAAGAGTGTTGGCCATAAGGAACGGAGAAGAATAGCACACGACCTCTACAGTGGGGGCTAAGGAGGATATGGATAATGAGATACGCTGCAACCCAAGTCAGGTTAGATGGCATCCGTTACTGGGGGGTCTGGGATACGGAGAAGTTCAAACTTGTCGAGCAAACGCGATCTGAGTTGAGTGATACAAGTCAGCAAGCGCATGAAGTTGCTCAGAAACTAAACACTCCGCCTGATGAGTTCGCTGCGGAAGCGAACGAAATCACACCGTCGAGATGATGGAGTGGTCGCGGAAATCCGCCACGAGTTAGCCGTGCATGGCTGACCTTTACATAGATACTCTTTGAAAACTAAATACGTAAATGAGCAAATGAAGAAATGATCAAATGATGAAATGAAGCGCAGGAAAATTTTCCTTACCTAATAGAAGGGAGAGATTCAGATGAAAGAAGCAACGATCAACCTTGGAGAGTTGGATAACCAGCCGCCAGAGATCCGGGAGGCAGTCGCCTTCTATACCGCATTCAGTATTCTACCTACTAACTGCACCGTAGCTGAAAGAGCGAAGCATTACACGGTCCTGGAAGAGGCGGGTCTGATCGAAAAAGTTGGTGCGCTCAATGGAACAAACTAAACAACCTCTTTACAACAAGTGCTTCGCATGCCGGCGCAGGTTGAAAGATCCGGAGTCAAAACGTACCGGATTAGGACCAATATGTAGGAAGAAGTACGAAAAGAAACGGATACAGAAGGTTGTCCAATTGGAGTTATTCGATTTCTAAATTAGAAAGGTTGGTGAGAAGGTATGATGTTCCCTAAACCGCAAAAGCAAGAGAAACAGCCGTATCAAGGTCTGAGAGCTCGCAGTAACAAAGCTAAAAAAAGAAATCGCGCCATGGCGGCAGAACATCCTAGCTTCTCACCAATCCACGCCATCTACTAAAGATCGCGGAGAATTCCCACGTAAAGTTATCGAGGAGTTGATTACAGAAGCAGGCGGCAAATGCCAAAGCTGTCTTAAGAACCCTGACACTACGACACACCATGTTGTGCCTCGGGCTCCAGCTCGCGGCGGAAGAGGCGTTAAGACGAATGGACTGCGTTTGTGCTGGCCATGTCATGATCGCATTCAAACGAACATGGACGAGCTGAACCACTGGATTCAAGTTTACCTGGAGAAACACGGCAGTTATTTTTGGTTCGATCAACAAGATTGGGAAGAGCATGGTCGCAAGCAATCCGCCGAGCTAACAGCGGAAGAAGAGCATAAGCAACGTATGGACCGCATTAGACCGATCGTCGAACTTCTTTCCACAGCTGCCGGCAGGAAATTGAAAGTGGGAGAGATCCGCGTCATAGACGGCATGGATGATCGGGAGGTTGGTGTATTCGCTAAATTGATGGCCGATGTAGTCTCTGCTGGCATCGATCCAGTAAAACCGAAAGGATCATATGGATATGGACATTTTGAAGATTGAAGAGCTAGAGCAAGGGATCTCATTGGAATGCCGAGAGTGCCAAGTCGGTACGGCACAGATCCTCAAATGGTTGAAGAGTTATGAATATGACCATAAGAGAGTTTCCATCGTGTATGCCGGCGCGCATCTGAAGCGCAAAATCCATGAACAAACACACGAGGGCTGGACATACCGTGGAGATGGATCATTCAGAGCGTTCAACATGATGAAAGAGCACCAAATCTATATTTTTGTAGATGAATCCGAGACTTTGGAAAGCTTGCTTTGGATCACTTTTCATGAACTGACACATACGGCTTTACACGATGAGAAATTGCTGATCTATTACTTCAGTCATAAGCGTGACGATTTCATCATGGAACGGTTCAATTTTCGAAACCCTCAAGCTGCATCGGACTTCTACTTTGCGGATGAAACGATCAGCCTGCAGGACGAGATCCATGAGAATCTTCCGGAAGAGAAGTTTTGTAATGATCTGGCCACTCGGATCGTTGGCTTCGATTACAGCCGGCCGTGGTGGAGAGAACGCAGAAAACAGTTGGGATTGGATGTCGAAGCAGAAAACACGGAGTCAGCGTAAAGGGGGCAAATAGATGAAGGTTATAACAGTCATTCAACCATGGGCGACTTTGATTGCCATTGGTGAGAAGAAATTTGAAACTCGGTCATGGGCAACAAAGTATCGCGGTGTACTCGCCATCCATGCAGGGAAGAAGATCGACAAAGCGGCATGCCGGCGTGAGCCAATCCGTTCGGTTCTCGCCAATCATGGATACGACGAGACCAACCTTCCGACTGGGGTGATATTGGCGCTTGGTTGTCTACATGAGTGCTGGCCCGTTATGTATGACCTATCTGATCCGGCTTGGATCGGATTCGAACGAGTCGAGCGAGACGAGCAAGCGGTATCCGTCTCTGCGGTTCGGGGCAACGAGTACCACTTCGGTGACTATAGCCCCGGCCGCTTTGCGTGGGAACTTTCTGCTGTAACACGATTGTCGAAGCCGATCCCGGCGAAGGGGCAGCTCAGTTTGTGGAATTGGGAGGGATGAAGGATGCAGGCAGTCGGATGCTCTTGATACGACTCCAGAAAGCGAGCCGTGGACGCCGAATATCCGGGTGATTGAAAACAAACCAATTTATCGTTTGAAGTGATAGCTGTATGAATTTCTTGATCCGAAACCGTTCTAGGAAACAAATTCGGGAAGGACAACCAAGACTAAAAACACACCATTTTGTATAAAATGTAAATTGATTGGTCTATACTATGTTACTTGCTATTTTAGACGGTATGAGCCGTCGTATCAGCAGAAAGTGGTGAACTCGATGGCCGCCAGTATCTATATGAAAGTGATGACCTACAATATACATCACGGAGAAGGCATGGATGGGAAAACTAGCTTGTACCCCATAGCAGAAGAGATAGCGAGAGCACATGCAGATGTTGTTGTCTTACAGGGGGTTGACCGTTTTTTGCCTCGCAGCGGCTTTAAACATCAATTGAACAGGCTGGCTAAACATCTTGGGATGTATTCCTGCTTCTCCCCCAGTGTAAATCTCCTTATCGTCCAATATGGTAATGCAATTCTAAGCCGATATCCGATTATTTCCAAAGAAATAAAGTATATTGGCGGGTCCATAGAACGAAGGAGCATCCAGACGGCGAGATTGCAAATAGACGCGGGAACAGTTACCGTACTAAATACCCATTTGGGGGTAAATGCGGAGGAACGGATTAAGCAGTTCCCGGTTCTTTTAGATGAGATAAATAAGCTTGAACGGCCTGCAATCATAGCCGGGGACTTTAATATGGGGATTGATGATCCTTTGATGGAACCATTGAACTCTCAATTGCACAAAATCATGTTAAAGAACGAGCCCCCCACCGAAGAGGTCGACCATATCTTTGTCAATTTTCCGACAGAAAAGGATTCAGCCTGGGTACAGCGTTCCAACGCATCAGATCATTATCCGATCATTGCAGAGCTTCGCTGGAGATCAGATATCTAGCGTTATAATGGACGGTATGCTTGCTACAGAATTTTCTATCACTGTTCCATTTAATCCGTAGTAAATCAGTAACGATACTGCCCTAAGATAAAAGCAAATAAGCAGAGGGCGTGGGGTAAATGAGCGCAATCATAGTGAAAGACGACTTGATGCAGGACCGGGACGATACGCAGAAGATCATCCAGATCACATTCTTCGACGACATAACAGAAGAAGACATCCGAAAAACCAAGTGGCTGCTTAATATGTATACAGAAATGATCGACATCATCAAGAACTATGAGATGGCCATGAGGGAACTGGAGAACGGATTATCCGCTTACGAGCTGCTTACCGCTGAAGGGTCAGCCGGAAAGAGAGAAACTGGGCAGGAGTTAACCTCTGACGTGACAGCAGTGTCCGTCATCTTCAAAGAAAAGCGTCAGATGAATTACAAATTCTATGTGGCGTTGACGAATATCATAAGAGGGGTCATCTCAAATATTCGGGATCCGCACGAGGGATTGACGGCCAAGCTGTTGTTCCTGGATGGAATGAAATATCTGAAGGCGCAATCCTACTTAGAAAAAGGATATCGCAAGGACATTCACGCGATCTCGCCTACAACTTTTGCGGAGAAGCGCCGGCGCGCCATTGCCAGCATCGCAAGCAGCTTAAAGATTAATGGAACGTTGGATTTTGTTGTGATAGATTATGGAAGAGGAAGGAATAAGGACGGAGAAATCGGTCTGAGGCTTCCGAATGGAGGGTAACCGGGCATGAATATAGTTGTTACCGCAAAAGAGGCGATTGAACGTGGATGGTTCGTACCAATGGCAAGGGAGCTCGGCTTAAATGTTCATGCATTGTCACCAGACAAGGAAATCACACTCACTGAAGAAAAGCTAAACAACATGGGATTATACCTGATATCAAAATCCGCAGTAACACCGGACTAAAGAAGGTTTATGCTTTAAATGTAACAACGTGGGGCAAATGGTCGGCCTCACATAACCCATTCCCTTGTACAACTTATTGTGTACAAACTGTATGTTTACAAGGGAGATCGAGAGCGGGTGTCAAGCGAATACGCAAGGCCCGCTAATAGATCGAAGCTTTCAACCGGGTTGTCCGGACGACCTCGCGCTTTGGGGATGCCTGAGAAGCATCCTTTCCGAGTGCCGGTTGATGGTTTCGATGTATTGACTCCTTACGGTATTCCTAACCTTTTAATATACTCCTAACTCGGTCCGCCATTGTGCGGGCCATTTTGTTTTTTAACATCTATCGCTATTCCTCATTATTCAGCTGCTTCGCAAGGTTTAACCAACCTCTCCTGCCGTGACTTGGGACGGTGCGGAGCGGCTCCCAGGAGTTGATTATATGAACAAGATTAAGGTTAGTATCCCGCGCGATCCGCCGGTGCTACAACCGCAGAAATGTAGAGGGTGCATTTGGGGGAGCTGGAGGGAAACAAAACAATTTTGCAGTCTAGTAAATTGCGTTAAAGGAGAGAATAAATAATGGATCAGTGTCCGACTTGCGGAACCTATTGGGAACAATGTCCATGTTGCAGGGAATCATTCTGTCCCGATTGCAAGATGACTGAGTCCGAGGCTGAATCTCAGGTTGATAACGAAGGTGATTGATAATGAAGCGCACATGGTTGGCAATCCCTAAACCGATACGAATAGCAATTCTATGTATTGTCGTGCAGCTGGGTTTGCTTGCTGGGCAGTTGGTTCATTACTGGATTAACGGATCCTAAATTCGTGGTTCTCTTTAAGATAATACGAACCGTCTTGGAATTTAACTGCAGCATCCGACTGTGACAGGAGCTTCCCGCCATAGTCGACGATCTCTCCGAGGTGCCAGACATCAACTGGTGTTTGGTTATGAATAGCAGCGGCTATCTTCTCCGGTGTATCGAGGACATAACCAGACTTGAACATTAATTTCCCTCCTCCGGGTATTGAGCCTTGAGCTCATCGATGGAATTATACTTCTCTGTTTCGAAAATAAACTTAGCCGGTGCTTTGTCTGTTCGATTTTTGATTATGTGGCCGTAAACCTTTCCTAACCTTTGGAAGACAAACATCGTTTTATCCGGCTCGTCGCGCAACGTATACTTCTCTGGCATGTAACACCTCCTACTTCTTCATAGCATATATGGAATGAAAATAAAAATGGGTAATATATGAGTCCTGGAGCGAGAATACTTTGATATGAGGTGTTAGTTATGTGCTTACATGGCGTCTATAAATGGGTGGATGTGATTAACCATAATCAAATCAACAAGAGAGTTAAGGTTGATGCGTGTATTGCGGATGAAATACAGTATCTCAATGATCAAGGAGTAGTCACACTTGGATGTTGCTGCGGGCATGGGAAGTCCGGCCAAATAGTGGAGTGGGAAAATGGGTTTGGCAAATGGAAGGGCCATGAATCTCCGCCAATCGCATTGATCAGTCAGTCCAGCGTTGCTAAGGGTAAAGAACTCGGGTACACAGCATATCCGTATTATTACGCAGATGGAGAGCACAACGATACATGGCAAATGATTTTAAAATCAGGCTGCATTACGGAAGACGACTGCCGAAACTGGCATAAAGAAAATGGGTTACCTTTCGAGAAAGGACTTAATATTATTGGAAATAGAGGGGCCGAAACCCCTCTACCCGTTTAACCTGTGTGACGTTCAGGATAACACCATTTACAACCGTTGTAACCTTGGGCGAAATAAGGCGCTGCGTTGTCGGTGTTTATACGATGAGAAGGGCTCATTTCATTGATTTTGCACCGGGGTTCAACTTTTGCAGTTTTGTGAACTTCCTTGGTGTTTGTGTTCACGATATAGGTAGCCATGATATCACCTCCTCTCACCATCAGAATTCGACGGTAAAACAGGAAATTCCTTCCTTATGTCGAAAACACATAGGCGAAGGGAGGTGCTATAATGCAGGTTAACTTCATTTATACTGGAACAGATGGTAAGAAGAACAACTCTTTCGATCTAACCAGAGAATTGAGCGATGGCGAAGTATACGCTTTACTTAATACTGAAGAAATAATGTATGCAAAAAAGAATGGAAGCAGTAGTCAAACTTCTGCAATCGTACAGATTATTGCAAAACAATTTGATGTGTATGACAATAAACCGCGGTTGAATATTATTGTAAAAGAAAAAGATGAGAATCAGAGAACGGCTAGTGCATTTTTCTCTTAACTTTTTGAAGCACCTACGGGTGCTTTTTCTTTTGATTACAATAAGCGGTTAATTTCGAATAACGTTCAATAATAACATCAAGAGCTTTACTAGCTCGAACACTTCCGGATGCTGAAAATTGTAGTTATGTATTTTTACTTTCTTCTCGAGTGCTTGCCTAAGTAATTCTATCTCTTCGGACAATAAGCTTTTGATAGTATCGATTTCATAACCACCCTAAACAAAAAAATATCTAAACTACTATAACACAGAAAAAATTATTAACATATATTGGTGAAAAATAGGGAGTGCGACTAACATCGTATCTCCCTATTTTTATGTCCAAGGAGACACACGGCCATGAATGACGATACCGAAGGAGCAGCCTTCAAGATATTCGTGGCTTGCATCGGCATGTGTTTCATCATGCTGGGCGTTCTTGGATTGCGAATGTTGGAAATAAAACAAGGTCAGGAAAATTTTCCTTAGCTGTCGGGGGTGATCAATAGAGATGGGACGCCAGAGAGATCCGAATAGAGACAAAGCAAAAGATATCTACATAGCCTCTAAAGGCGAAATCAATCTCATTGACATCGCCACGCAGCTCGGTGTCGGGGATGGAACGGTAAGAGGTTGGAAGGCAAAGGATAAGTGGGAGAACCTACTGACCGGTGAAGCGGTGGAGCAGGAACGCTCCAAGAAAAAGGACCGGAACGCTCCAAAACCAGAACAAAAAGATGAAGACGATGGCGAACAGGATGAGTTATTCCTGAATGCCGTTCTTATTGTCGTTGAAGCGCAACAAGCGTCTACATCTCTATTGCAACGGAGAATGAGAATCGGTTATACCAGTGCGGCGCGGTTGATTCATGCCATGGAGCTGCGTGGTTTTGTCAGTCCCTCTGTAGGGTCTGAACCGAGAAAGGTGCTTATAAAAGAGTTTAATCCGGGGAAACCTGCGTCCACCAAACCGAATAGAACGGAACGGAACGCTCCGAAAAAAGAAACGGAACGCTCCAATAATATGGAACGCTCCAAAAGGAAAGAGAGCCCACCAGTTGTTGAGGAAGAGCCGGAACCGGAAATACCTGATGACGAAGGATTAACGCCGAAACAGCGGATATTCGTAATGGAATATCTCCGAGATTTCAATGCAACGCGAGCGGCGATAGCAGCAGGATACAGCAAGAAGACTGCATATCAGATCGGATTCGCTCTATTGAAAAATGTTGATATTCAAAATGTGATCAAGAGGCATAGCGAGACAGCTTTGGGAGAGATCGGGATGAACGTTCAGCGCGTATTGCTGGAGTACATGAAGATCGCCTTCACCGACATTACCGATCTGCTAGACTTTGGGCAGAAGGACGAGCCGCTGTTCACCGATGAAGGTCCGGCGATGGATCCGATGACGGGTGAACAGATGACATATAAGCGCAACTTTGTCGCTTTTAAGAACAGCGACGAGGTAGATGGAACCGTGATCAGTGAGGTCAAACAAGGGAAAGACGGAGTTAGCATCAAGCTCCACGATAAGATGAAAGCCTTGGATGCCCTGACCAAATACATTGATCTCCTGCCGGATAAGCACAAACGCATGATCGAGGAAGAGAAGCTGAAGCTGGATAAAGAGCGTTTCGAATTCGAGAAGGTCAAGGCTGCCGGCGAAGGCGACCTGGACGAAGAAATTATAGATGATTGGGTCGAGGCGGTGATGGACGATGGAGAAGACGGAGGGGATGAAGAAACGATTAGCGGCATTCAAGAAGAGGATACCGGTATATCGTAAGAGTCCTAAGACATTCTTTAAGGAAATACTGCAGTTCAATCCGGATGAATGGCAGGCAGAAGTTTCGGATGACCTGGCAAACTATCACCGCGTATCGGTCAGATCCGGGCAGGGAGTCGGCAAAACTGCGTTAGAAGCGGCCATCGCATTATGGTTCCTCTGCTGTTTTCCGTTTCCTCGCGTGGTTTGTACAGCTCCTACTCGACAGCAGCTGATTGATGTACTCTGGGCTGAGATTAGTAAGTGGCAATCGAAGAGCCCGATACTTAAGCGCATCCTCAAATGGACGAAAACCAAGATATACATGCGGAAGTACGAGGAGCGGTGGTTCGCCACAGCTCGCACAGCAACAAAGCCTGAAAACATGCAAGGCTTCCACGAAGACTACATGCTGTTCATTGTCGATGAAGCATCTGGTGTTGAGGATCGCATTATGGAAGCCATCCTTGGTACGTTATCTGGTGAATACAATAAGCTATTAATGTGCGGGAACCCTACTAAAACAAGTGGGGTCTTTTTTGATTCTCACAATAAAGATCGTGAAGACTATCGGACGCACAAGGTTTCCTGTTTGAACAGCCCGAGGACGAGCAAAGAGAACATTGCCATGTTGAAACGAAAGTTCGGGGAAGGCAGCGATGTATGGCGGGTACGGGTAGAAGGTGAGTTTCCACGCGGGGAATCGGATACTTTCATCTCTCTGGAGATGGCGCTATTTGCAAAAGAGAATGTGACAGTTACTCCAAAGGGAGAAACGCTTTATCTTGGCGCCGACATAGCAAGGTTCGGAGATGATGAAACGGCGATCTATGCCCGGTTAAACGGGGTGCCGATTGATTCGCATTTTCATCACAAAGAAGGGCTGATGGTGACTGCCGGCTGGATCCTTAACATGGCCGCGAGATGCAAAGCAGCATACCCTGAAATTACTCATGTCCAAATTAGAATTGATGATGATGGGCTCGGTGGCGGTGTAACGGATAGGCTTGATGAAGTGAACGAAGAGAAGGGACTTGGATATGAGATCATCCCCGTTCACAACGGATCTGCAAGTGATGACGAATACTATGGAAACAAAGGCTCAGAACTATGGGGCCAAATCAAAGAAAGGCTTGACGAGAACATGAGCAATTATATTCTTGGCTTGCCTGGTGACTTGCAAATTCCGGACGATGATAAACTCATTACACAACTCACAACACGCAAATGGAGAATGGGAAGCAATGGAAAAATAAAATTAGAGCGTAAAGAAGACATGAAGAAGCGCGGGTTGTCCTCGCCAGACCGAGCCGACGCTTTTGTTTTGGCGTTTGCGAATGTAGAATCCGACTCTGGATTTGCATTTGGCTAAAATTACCTTTCTAATGTAAAATATTAGCGAGGTGGGCGAAAATGTTAGCGAAAATACTAAAAGATTATGAAGGAATTATTGGCGCAGTCCTTGGCGTTGCAGTCACTATGATTGTAACGTTTATCTTGAAGAAGATAGGCAAGGTTTATATAACTGTAGATGATTTTGATATTAAGAATTACCGTTTCGACTCTGGGTATCCTAAAGGTACGGTTGACTATGCCGAGGCGGAATATGTCGACATTTCTTTCGAGATTTCTTTTTTTAATAGCTCAGATGAACCTAGAGGATTCCAAGATATAAAGGTTGTGTTTTATGATTCGTATCGAAATGTGATATTCAAGAAAACTCCTCATGATATGCGCACAACAAGAAACACATCATATGGTTCAACCTCTGACGAATTGAAGATAATTAACCTACCTTCAAAAACAATGTTGCAAATTGGGGTAGAAACATATGTAAGGGAAGAACTGGTTAAAGAAATGAGTAAATGTGCCTCTATCTATTTTGAATCAAAGGATCACAAAGGACGAGTAACAAAGCACCTACTCAAGAAGAACATGATCGTTAAAAATCCGCAGTAACTCCGTAATTATCGAATGTTATTCTATACATGGATAAGAATGAGCGCTGACAGTTGTCGGCGCTTTTTTGTTTGGGGTGTTCCTATGGACGCGACAATACAGGATCTATATCGCTGTGCGAATGAACTGGCAAATAAGCATTGGGGCGTTGATTACACAGGGAAAATCGAATTGACGAACCGAAAGTGGACAAACAGGAATGGTCACTTCATTGCTCGAAGTCCGTCCACTCATGAACCCATCATCGGAATGAGCCGCAAAAGAAATGCGGAACGAACAGAGGAAGCGGTTAAGGGTACATTGCTGCATGAGTTGGTTCATTGGCGGTTGTACACTTGCGGCATTCCTCATCGAGACGTGAGTCATGAATTCATCCGAGAGTGCCTGAGAGTCGGAGCGCCGATCAGCAAGGCAGCACGAGCGCAGAGGGCGTTCGAAGATTATCAAGCAAAGGCGAGGAGGTGAATACATTTGGGTGTAAGACAATGGGTAATCAGCTGGCTTGAAGCTGGGCGAACGAAGAATGAACCGGATCGGCAGACAGACATGTATCCTTACCTCTGGTATGGACGCAACAATAATACGCCGGTTATGAAGCGAACGCCAACCAACCTGCGAACATTGAGTGAATCGCCGATACCACGCCGGGCGATCAACGTCATTAAAGAAGAGATCGCAAAATTGGAATGGTCGGTTACCGCGATCGACGAGACACAGCAAGAAAGCCTGCAAGAGGCATGCAAAACCGCTGAGAATGTGCTACGGAAGCCGAATCAAACAGACTCATTCCGGCTATGGCTGGAGCAGATTGTAGAGGATATGTTAGTCGCCAGCGCCGGCGCGAGTGAGTTGGTCAGAGCTGGCGATCCGCAGAGGCCGCTTCGCTTGTTCCCGGTAGATGCTTTCTCGATCGAGCTATATGCAAACTGGGACGGTAAACGAGATTCAAACCGATATGCTCAGAGGATAAACGGACAGTATATTGACCTGAAAGACTCCGAACTGATGTATATCCGGATGAATCCGCGAACAAATACGCCGTTCGGGCTATCTCCACTTGAAACAGTGTGGGAATCGGTGAATAGCTTCATAGCGGCGCATAAGTCGGCAGGCAAACAAGCGGGAAATAGCTTTATTCGCAAAATCCTAAACCTCGGCAAAGGTGCTCAAGATTCGCATGTAAAAGCATACCGAGCATACTGGAACAATGAGGTGCAAGGGCTCGGTCAGATGCCGATCATTGGCGGAGAAAACCCGAGTGTACTGGATCTCGGTGCAACCGACGACAAAGCTTTGTTCATCGAGTGGCAAAGGTTCCTCATCGAAGTGATCGCAGTAGCGTTCGGTATCTCTCCTAAAAAGCTGGGGCAAACGAAAGATGTAAACCGCAGCACAGCCGATAGCGAAGATGATGATACCAGCGCAACCATCCAGTCCATCGCCGACACCATCGCAGAACACATCAATAACGAGATAATCGATGGCCATTTAAAACTAGTTAGCGCGATTCAATTTAAGTTCAAGTATGCCACCTCGCTGAAGGACCAGAAGATTAAAGCGGACATTGATGCTATCTACCTGGATCGCGGCGTTGATACAATCGATGAAGTTCGGGAGAGCAAAGGCAAAAAGGCTCATAAGAACAAGCACGGTGAAGTAATCCTCATGCCAAGTAAAGCCACGGTAATTGACATCAACAAAACAAGGGAAGAGATCGATGAAGAAAAGGCGAAGGCTCAAAGCGCAGCTCCGAAAGATCCCAATGCTCCTATTGATGAAAATAATAATTGATCAACAACGAACGCCGGCAGTTAGATGACGGTGTTTTTATTTTGTCCGGAGGGGTGGTGATGAAGATCGAGCGGTTAAAAAGTCGGTTTATCTTAGATGCTCATGATTTCGCAAGTAGCGGTCGAGTTCCGGAAGTTTTGGTTACCGCTGTGAGGCTGCCAACGGGTGCGATCGAGACAATCACAAACACTCAGCAGCTGCCCGAAAAGATCGAATATATCAGCAAATCTTACGATGATGACTTTCGACTGAAGGCAAACCCGAGCGTGCAGATCGTTGGTTACATGCTCGTTTAACATTCCAATATCGGAGGGTGGTGAGAACAATGAGTATTTCGGTTGAATTGAAATTTATTGGCGATGTTGCCACGCCGGAGCACCAGGCGGCGATCAAGAAGATCATGGACGCAGCCGAGCAGACGGTTAACCAGCTACCCGGACTTGGTTATCAGGTCAAGTCAAACCGTTTCGAGGTAAAAACGTCGGCAAATTCCCGCATGATGACACAAGACGGTCTCATCAATTCGGAGCCGTTTCCTGAACCGTTTGGTTTCATGCACGAAGCGAAGATGCAGTTCGGGTTCCATCTGAACCCAGTGGTTAAGCCTGCTGAACCGGCAGACAGTTGCCCAGACAAACAGTAATCCATCAGTCATCATCTGTTGGCAAAATTCATCGCCTTTAAGGAGGTGAGAAACAAACATGCTCAGGACTTTGAAAATGAGCAATCAAACGATCCGGGTGCAACATTTCAAACTGTCGGACGCCGGAGGTCATCCGAACAAGGTACCGTTCAAGTGCGCCCTGTTTGCGGTCGACGTTCCTTCTGATGGTTCTCCGCAAGGAGCTGGAGGAAAGAAGATTCGGATTTCGTCTGCCGTATGCGACGCCAACCTTCAAACGTTTGTCGGCATGGCGCTGAACATTGATTACGTCAATGGGATGGCTGACCACGATCCGCGCTTCAAGGTCGCTGTGATCGAGAAGGCATATCGATCGATGGATGGCTTTGCATGGGTGGATGGCTACATCTACGGCAAAGACTTCCCGGATGTGGTGGCGACGATCCGTTACTATAACGGACTGGCCGCCGAATACAACTGGTCGGATTATCAATTCGGCGCTTCGCTTGAAATGGAAGCTCGGTACAAAACGCCTCGGATGATGAAAACATCCTGGACGTGATCGAATTTTGCGGAACCGGTGCGGCGATTCTTTTCGCCGAAGCCGCTGCCTATAAGACAACGAGTTTCGCGGCAAGAGACAAAAAACCTAAAGAGGAGGTCGTCGATACGATGACACCAGAACAAATTAAGGCCATGGAAGATTCCATGAAGGCACTGACGGATGGAGTAACCGCCCTGTCTACAAGCGTACAAACCGTTGTGACTGAGGTGGGCACCATCAAAACAGAGGTCGAGTCGATCAAGGCTGCGAAAGCTGACGAAACGAAAAAGACCGAGGACGACAAAGCTGTAGCCGATCTGAAAGCTGCACAAGACAAGGCAACTGCCTTGGAGAAAGAAGTGGCCGATCTGAAAGCCGCCGCTGCCGTCACTCCTCCGGAACCGGAGCGCAAGACTGTAACCGGCGCTCAGTTGCTGGCGAAGTTCGGTAAAACGTATGAAGAGAAAGATGTGAATGATCACTCTTCCTTCTGCGCCGCTGTCGACCAAATGAACCTCGATGCTCAACAGTCGATGGTTCTGAAATTGAAGCACAAAGAACTGGTGACATCTAGCCAGAAGCAGTAATCCAACATGGGTTACTGCTTCTTATATGCAACAAAACTCACTTAAAACAATAAAGGACGGTGTTCCAATCAATGAGCCGAGTTGGACAAACGCAATGGATCGATATCGCGGGCGCTTCGCAAATTATTGCCCCGGGCGCACTCATCACCGATGACTTTCAAAAGGAAATCACCGACGCCTTGCGCCGGAATTCTGTGCTGGATGCACGTATCAGTTACGTGCCGGCAACGGGTGACTTCTCCACGTACTACGAACAAACAGAATTGAACGGCGGAGAGTTCGTAGATCCGCGTGCCCCTTCTGCGGCTGCATCACAGAATGCTCGTGTGCCCCGTACATTCAAAATGAAGGCGCTGACCAATCAGGTGAACTTCGGTCACTATGATTTGGAGTTGGCAAAGCAGCAAAACAACTTCCCTGAGCTGAAAGCGAAGGACCTGAACGACATGATCAACGGCATCACGTTGACTCATGGTAAGGCATTGTGGAGAGGAAACGATACGAACCTTTCTGCTCCTACGACGCTTCAGTATCGCGGTTTGTGCAAGCAGATCACAAACACGTTTACCGTAGCTGATGCTTCGTCCATCGTCGCAGCAATCCGTGCCCAAGTGGCTGCTATGGTTGCCAGTGAGAAGTTCGAACTGTTGCCGACCGCAATCTATATCGATCCGATCGGTCATTACTACATGGAGGAAGAAGAGCGTGTAGCTGCGAACAACAACACGCAAATCTCAAGCCTCTCGAAAACGACCATTGCAGGTATCGAAGTCAGGGCGATCATGACGGCTGCCGGTCTCATTCCGATTATTCCTGAGCCTTTCATGGAATCGACGGTTAACGGCGCAGATGCAACGAAAACGGATTATGGCATTGCAATCGTGACCGAGCCAATGATCGAATATCACTATGTCGGTCGTAAAGATGCATTCGTGTTCGAACTTGGTACCACAAGCGATCTGCAAATGAAATTCATCGGTGCTAAGTATGGTGCGCCAGTGGCGAAAGGCGCTTCCTATGCGCATGCATACGGCAAGATCACTCGTCCAACGCTTGCGAAAATCGGTTAATCAATAATTGAGATGTTGAGGCGGCCATAACGGTCGCCTTTTAACGTCTGTTAACCAAAGGAGGTAAAACCATTGGCAAAGTCAGTGCTTGAAAAGTTAATTGTGGCGATTGCTGCGGCAGTGGCCTTAAGGGACGGTGCGGTTATCGGTGATGAAGAAGGACAGTATCCGCAAGCAAATGTTGATTCTCTATCGTCCTCCATCGAAGCAGCGCAGGTCGTAGTTGACTCGGAATCCTCAGGTCCCGAGCAACATGAGGCGGCGCTTAAATCAGTGAATGCCGCAGTCAAAATGTTCGAAGCTTCGGTCGTGAAAGCAGCCGATTCAGTCGTCAACGTTTCGTTGAAAGGCGTCAAACTCAAAGGCTGGGAAGATGGTGTTGAGAGAAACCACTCAATCCATCTAAAAAGCGGCCGCATTGTTAACTTCAAGAACGGCGAGGCGGAACTGCCGCCCGATCTGGCCGATGAGCTGGAGAATGCCGGTTATATTGAATGACCCGGTATTTAACGCTTGATGATGGAGATAAACCTTATTTCCCATCAGGCGTAATAGCGAGCGACAACCTGATTCTCCGAGCTTCAGCGATCATCGAAGGTCACTGTAAGCGAGACATCACTGTGAAATCCTATACCGAGCGTGTACCGCTGACAGAGATGCAGCGAGGGCATTTGTCTTATTACCCGGTAGTAGAAGTCACAGCTTTGAAAGGTCGTCCGAAATACGGAATAACTGGAGATAACTTCTTCGGGCCGCCAACATTTACAGCGATTTCTGACCTTAACACGGTAGACGTGGACAAGGAGATCGGAGCGTTAACTTGCGGGTATTCTCCATTCGGAGCTCCGTACGACGCGCTTGAAGTCACCTATACGAGTGGATGGAATCCAATTCCAGACAAAGTGAAGGTAGCATGTGGTTTACTGGTAGCTGCTCTGGCCAGTAATCACAATTCCAACGTGAAGTCTAAGAAGGACTTCGATTTCTCCATTGAATACTTCGGTAACAACCTCGTGACGCCGGAGATCGCGGATCTGTTGTCCGAATACGTCAATCGACCAATGAGGTGAGGATATGTTTAACGAGTTCTCTCACCGACATACCGATTGCTTAGTGGATGGTGCAGCTGACAAGGTCATCCTCTCTCGTGATAGTCGGGCAACATCCATTACCTCCAGAGAGTTCCTGTTCAATGGTGTCTTTGCACCGAATTCGAATGTGCGTCCTGGATCTCGCGTTATAACCTCTGAGACATTCTTTGTTCAAACGGTGCGGCCGACGACGGAATCTGATAAATCCTGCACATTGATCAAGACGAATGCATCAGTCGAAGTGCAGCGCTATGCCCAAACGTACGACGAGAACGATAACCCAACCGGAGAATCGTTTACAGCTGTTCAGTCGAATGTGAAGGCGTACGCTCAGTACGTGACAGCGAGGCTTCGGCAGGAGGATATCGGATTGCTCCCAAGCACCGCCTATATCCTCATCCTGCAATCAAACACGGACGTTAAACGTCCACAAGACCAGTTACTGCTGAAACCGGACCGCATCATTCTCAACGGACGATCGTACCAGGTCGATGTTGTCGATGATGTGAAGTACCCCGGCCTGCTGCAGGTTCAGTTGTCAGAGGATACCCGATGATTACCGAAGTGCTGTCCGGATATGACACAGCGAAAGCGACTGCTGCGCTCGAGAGGGCGTTGGAAACGGAAATCCGAGGATTGACGGCGCTTGTGTTGCAAACGGCTAAGTCGAATATCCGTTATTACCCTGAGGTCAGGAATCATTTAAATGCGCAGCTGTTCGTTGTTGCAAATAAGATGATCTGCGGCGAGGTTATGGCGGATTACTGGCAAGCGTGGCTCGAGCAGTTCGGTAAGGGATCGCTAATGGCCGGTACAAACGAGAATCCGGGGCTTGTGAAGTATTTCAACTCGGATTCTTGGAACCGCCTGCGCTCTCGTAGCAGCCGTGTCGTGCTCGGTCGACCAAAGGGAAACTACCGCAGCATTGATGGAAAGATTCGGCGTTCTGGAGGCGGATATGCCGGCGTGGATCTGGAGGAGCTGGCCGAGCGTGGCGACATTGATCCGAAGTTCGGGCCTACGCCGCCGACGTTCTTCCTACGGGTAGCTTTACAGTCGAATCGAAACCGGATCCTGCAGGGCATTGCGAGTGTGATCGAGGAGTTTCCATACCACAAATACTTCACGGCGAGGTGATGAGGATTGAGCTTAAAACTAATTGACGCTATCTACAACACGTTGAAAGCTGATGCTGAGTTTATGGCGCTATTGGGACTCACGCCTACATCTCCTTCTGCGAGTATTACAGTCAAAATGGTTAAGGGTATGGAGCCTGAGCAAGCAATTAGCGGCAACACAGTACCCATGCTGCTGATGTACGTTAAGCCAGGACGATTCGGCAGCAATCCGCTCGTGTTCGAGGGGAAGTTCTGTTTAGACTTCTATGGCAAGTCATCGTACCAAGCAAAGCAGATGGCCGAGAGAGCGTTTAAACTCTTCCACGACAAGCGGATCAGAGATACGAACTTTGGCTCATTCCTCTGTGTCTTAGCCTACGAAGATGACTTCGCCACTGGCATTACCGGTGTTAAAGGGTATGAATCCATCTACGATGTCGATTACCTGAGAACGAATTGAGGTGAGAACATGAAGCCAAATGATAAATCTGATGCGCCCGAGCAATCGGAAGAGTTCGAAAAGCTAGTCGTCGAGAAGAAGCAACTCTGGGCAAAGGTGAAGGATAAGCCGGATTTCCGCGAAACCGAGCAATACCGGAGAATTGAAGAAATTGATACGCGTCTATGGGAACTGGTCAAATCATAAGGCCAGTTCTTTTTCATTTCAAAGGAGGTAAACACATCTATGAATCCATTGGTTTTTGATGGCGTAGGTACGCTCTGGGCGCACGACTTGCAAGGGAACCTGAAGTTCATTGACGAAAAAATTAACAAAGTAACGTTCCAAGCGCAGCTCGACTGGCAGAAAGTTATGGGCGGTGACTCCGGTTACGCGTTCCACTACACTGCTCAGGATCTGGCCGACAAAGTGAGCATCGAAGTACCTCGGTTCTCTCCAGCGCTTGCAGAACTGTCGCAAGGTGCTGAGACGGTCGAAGGTGCAGTGAAATTCGACGAATCGGAAGAAGGCATTCTTGATCCGGTGAATGGCTACACCGTAAAAGCTCCGACAACCTTTGGCGGCACATTCGTTGAAACCAGCGATGAGGTTTACCTGAAGGATGCAAACGGCAAACTGACGAAACTGGAACGGGCAGCAGCCGCACCGACAGCCGCACAATATGCAATTACTGTCGCCGGCAAGATCACATCCGAAGCTTCAAACAACAACAAGAACATCATCGTGATCTTCAAGTGGAGCAAGACGAACGGCACGAGAACCGGCCTTTCCGGTACCCGCCGTCCGAAGCCATTTAAGCTGGTTCACCGGTTCAAATTGCTGGACGATAAGTCGGGCCAAGAGGTTCCTTGCCAACTTACAATCTGGAAGGCTCTCGGCGGTGGTACATTGGATATCTCGCAAGAGCGTAAAAAACCGAACGTGAACAACATGAGCGTTGAAATCATGGAGCCTGGCATTACCGCTGACAATCCGAATGGATACGCAGCTGAACTGATTTTCGGTATCTAAAAATCACGTCTAAATCCCCTGCCTTAATTGGTGGGGGATTTTTATTCCAAGGAGGAAATGAACGTGGATCTAACACTTGATCAATCGCTGAACATCGGCCCGGAAGTAACGTTGGCCGAAGGGCTTACAAAGCATGTGAAAATTGGCAGCGTTAAAGTGATCCGTGAAGTACGGCAAAAAATGAAAGATATCCCTTACCGGTTCGCCTTCTGTGTTGGCCGCGAAAAACGAAAGCTTGGCGATGAAGAAGTGGACTTCCCGGCCATCGAAGCGAGTTACCGAGAAGCTTTTGGTATGGTACTCGTTGAAGGGCTTACTGACGAAGAATACGAAAACGCGAACGTCCAGGAGTTGGATACGCTCCTCGATCGATTTCTATATTGAATCAATCCCGCCGGACGACGAAGATCCAGACGAAGACGAAGTAGACTCGGATGGCGGAGCTACAAACCAAGGTGCCGATTTTATGAAGCTGTGGGCGACTGCAGTTCTTTGTGGCATCTCTGATAGCGAATGGCACAACATGACCATCCCGAAGATCCGGGCTTTAAACAGAGCTCGGAGAGAACGGGAGGAGCTGGATATTATTATGCATGGCGGAGAGATCAAGAAAAAGCCCAAAAAGGCCGTTTATCTGTCAGATCTAGGTTTCTTTCCAAAACAATAGACGCGCCACAACTATGTGTTGGGCGCGTCTTTTTTTGGTTATAGCCGCCCCTGACTTCTCCTTCTAAAAAGATTTAGGGTTTTGTTGTTTACTTATTCTTCATGTTTAATCACGTGACCAAGAGTAAACTGAAATCTTGATATATGCGCTTCCTTCACATCGCCGTTCATCTGCAAGGATACACTCGGCAGTCTTACCCGAGTCTCGCTAGTTTCTGCTTCATGATGAACTTCCATCGGCATATCCATTCGAATATCCTTTATCTGCAAGTGAGTTTTCGAATCCCCGGCTTCATGAAGTTTATCTTGGGCAGTTTGAATCGAGCGGGCAAGCCCTTGTAGTAAATCATCCAAAGTCATCCAACCATTCTCCAATGAAAACATGTCTTTACGAGATCCATAGGATGTCATAAGGGCCACTCCTAATAATACGTCTAATTGTAAATTATTAACCGCCTTGTGCTGTTTGAGCAAGCGAGGCGCTAGGCACAATCGTGCATTTCACTTCTAGTCCCCAATGCTCCTTATAATCAATGGTTAGTTTATCTTTGAGGGTCAATCTCGAAATGTTGAGACCAACATCTAATTGGTTGTTTATGGTAATATCCGTTGCCAAATTGGCTGTAAAAGTATATTCGCGAATGGTCATTGGATCTTCACCGTCACTCATCAGTTTCTGTGCAACCTTAGCGGCTCCTGCAAATGCAACAATTGCTCCTGATAACTGCAACTCTTGACCTGGCATGATTGTCCATCCCCTTAACTTATAAAATTGATCATGACAATTGTCAAAAGATCAATGCGAATCCTGAATAGTGTAATATAATACTAGTGCTTTACCGTCGACTTCGGACTCCTGAGGAAATTTAGATGATAAAGATCTAGCTGCTGAGCGTGAAGATTTATCAGCGTAGATAAATCCTATCTTTGAAATGTCAGCAATTGTTTCCTTTACTTGTTTTAACGCATCCCAAGCCTTTACAGGTACTACCAACATGGCGGTAGCTGAATGGGTCGACTTAAGAGAGCGTTTCACTTCAGTCCCCTTGGTAATATCCCTCATGAATTCAACAACAGCGACATCAGTTTTACTCATCTTTAAAACCTTTAATTCAACCCATGTTTTCGTATCTGGAGCGTTCAACGGAACAAAGGTGAAATCCGCGCGTAATGTTGATTGATCGTAAGTCACCTCACGATCAAAAACAATATTATTATTATTCTCATGCAGTTTCAGGAATATTTCGCACTGCATCCATACTTCCCATCCGCCGTTGATGTTTGTAGCTAGGTTCACCACCTTATCGTATTGTTTTTGAACTACGTTACCTACAGCCAGAGCAAAATCATTAATCCTCATGTTCCACAGCCTCCATTAAGCTTTTTGCACACTTTAAAATTGTATTGGTCACGCGGTTTTTTATTCCATCTTGCGCCATAAATGGAACCGATTGGGATAATTTTAAAGTTGTTGTATTGGCTAGAAAATCCGAAGTAAACACGCAGATAAATAGATTTACAATAAAGCTAGATAAATATCGGAAATTACAGGGGCTCACGCGGCCTCTTTTTATTTTGCCTGAAAACGAGGTGAGGAAAATTTTCCTGACCTGATCAAAGGGGTGAATTATTTTGGCAGACGAGCAAAACAAAGACGTAGTTGGCGCGAGAATTAACCTCGATACATCGAAGATCCTGCCGGCATTCCGTGTTATCGATGAGGGAGCCAAACAGAACGCTGAATCTTTCAAAGGACTTAACGCTGAGCTCGCAGTAACTGCAAAAAGTTATGAGACGATGGGCAAAGCCGCTGACAAGCTGACATTAACTGCGGATGAACGTCGGAAGAAGATACTTGAAGAGTCGAAAGCACTTGTCGCATCCCGGACCGCGCAGGCTGAGTTGTATAAGGCGAAGACACAGCAGTTGGATCTGACGAATCAGGTTGTGGATTCCAAACTTAAATCACAGCAAGCGATTCAAAAGAAACGGCAGGATGCAATCCAGCAGCAGGAAAAAGAACATCAACAACGGATGGCGACTCTGACACAAAAGACCGCCGCTGCCAGCTCGCAGGAAAACCTTGCGCAAGCTAAGATCGATCGCCAGTTCCAGTTGATGCGAAACGGTAACATTAAGCTGGAGATGGAACAACAACGGCACGCAGCGCAGATGGAGCGCATGTCGAGACAAAGCGCCATGCCCCTGGATTTCGATGGATCTCAAAGCCATTCGTTCCTGGATAAAGTAAAGAGCGCCGCACTTCACGCTACAGTGTTTCATGGCGTATACACTGCCATTAACGAGGCGCAGGAAGCTTTAAAGGTTGGTCTTGTAGACATCGAGGCTAACATGGCCGGCTATGTTCAGACCAATGAGAACTATTTCGTTTCGTGGAATAAAGGCCATACTGAAATGGTTATGAACACTGAGCGCTTACATGCGGAGACAACGAAATTCATTCACACAGCCCATGATCTTGGAGCCGAGATCACCGACGTAACTGAATCCGCTCGTTTATGGGGCCGGATGTATAAAGACGTTGGCATCGTACAAGAAATGGTACGCGCTTCAACAAAGCTTTCAACGGTTGATCTGGTAGAGTTGGAAGATGCAACAAAGGGGATGGAATCTGTTTTCGCTCAATATGGCGTGCAGATTCATAATGTTAACGATGCGATGGTAATGGGTAATCGCGTCCTGGATAGCTGGTCGAAAGTCGCGCACGACACCATGGCGCCTGCCAAGGATCTTGCGGCTGCATTCGAACGGACAGGTAAAATCGCCGACGAGACAGGCGTATCTTTCGACTTCATGAACGGTTTGATTTCTGCCGGCGTTCGGAATACCGCGCTCGGCGGCGCGAACCTTGGGAACATGTGGAAGACGGTTTTCGGTACGATCCGGACGGACAAAGCAGTCAGTGAGATCGAGAGGTTGGGCGTCGCTACAAAAGAGGTTGTAAACGGCACGGAGCAGTGGAGAAAAGCAGAGGATATTTTGCTTGACCTGTCCGTTAAAGTGACCGATAAAAACTACGACCTGACACAGTCATATGCCGACATCTCACGCGGTGTCTATCAATATGCGAAACTTGCAGCTTCACTGAATGCCGGAGACATCCTGCTCGGCACGGCGGCGTCTATCGGTTCTACCGGCAGCACCATGGAATATCTCAAAGTCCAAATGGACACGATCCAGCGCAAGGCGGCACAAACCAAGGCATCTCTACTCGAAATATTCAATCAAGCAGGAGATGACGGACTTCGTTCGGCAATTAAAGATGCTCTGGACATTTTGGACCAACTGCTCATCGGCTTCACAAAAGTTCCAAAAGAGATTTTCACACTTTCAGCGAGCATCGCAGGATTGATTGTTCTTTATAAAAACGTTGTACAGCCGCTCGTTATGTGGAAGACGGCACAGGAAGCACTCACAGTCGCGATGCGGATTAACACTGTTGTCACGAATGCCGAGACCATTGCCATGACTGCTCAGGCAGCGGCCGCAAGAAATGCGGCGATGATGACGGCTCTAGCGACAGGAGGAATTACCCTTCTAACTGGGGCGATTGCAGCCTCACTTCTTTATATGGGATCATCCGAAAAAGCTCACCGTGACCACATTCAAGCTCTAAAGGATGAGGATTCTGCTGCACAGCAGATGATCAGCCAGTATCAAAGGCAGCAAGAGCTTATACCTAAACTGGCTAATGCGCATAACTCATTGCAGGGTATGCTCGAAAAAGGCACTCTATCGGCGGACAAAGAAGCGAAGGTCAAAAAGCAACTAGACGATATCTCAAAAGCGCTAACTATTACCCTCGGTGAAGAAGGAGCAGCACACCTGCAGGCGGCTAACTACACCGACGAGGCAGTAAAGAAACAAATCGCCGTTCTTGATGAGTTAATCGCTAAACAGAATGAAGCAAGAAAAAATGTGCTCCTGGACCAGAGAAAAGAAATAGAGGATCAGCAGAAACAGAAACTGAAAGAATTGGAGGCTGCTAAGGATGAACTGTTAGGTGCGCAAATAACATCCGGAATAACTGCAGGTGAAGTCGGCGTACAAATGACTGCCCAACTGGAGAAGGCGCAGCAGAAGGTCCAAGACCTCACTACGGATAACAACAAATTAACCGATGCACTTGCCGGCGTTAATGTGCAACTCGGAGAGATGGAAGTCGAGAAGGTAGATCAGTTAGCGGGGTCGTCAAAAAAATCGGCAGAAGCGGCGCAAGATGCTGCTGATCAACTAAAGGATCTACAGACTCAACTTAAAGATGCTGAGTCTGCTATAGCCGATCTTAACCAAGTCTCTTTAGACATGGCAGCCGGCCATTCTCTTAATGCTCAGAAGGTCGCTCAACTGATCCATGACTATCCGCAGTTAGCTAGTCAGATTCATAAAACCAAGGACGGTTGGGTCGTTGAAAAAGGCGCGGTCAACGACATCAAGAATGCAAAGATTGAGTTGGCTGTAAAGTCCGCTCAGGCTCAGTCCTCTATGACCAGCGATGCTTTCAAAGGCATGGAAGATCGGATCGGCGCTTATGATATCGAGATCCAGAAAATCATGGATTTGAAATCAGCAATGATAGAGGCTGAGAAGGTTCCAACCGTCGTTCCTCCTTATCTCCGAAACATGGGTGATGCACCTGATGCATTAGGGGGTAGGCTGGCAGAGGATGACGCACTACGCGCAGCCATCATAGCTGCAGGTGAAGCTAGAGAGAAAACAAAAAAAAGCGCTCGAGGGTCTCTACAAAGATGATACTTACGGAGCTAATGTGCCAAATGGTTCCAAATCAGGCGGATCAAGTTCAAAGGATGATCCTCAGCAAAAGGCGTTTGAAGCATTCCATAAGCGTATTGAACACCTGAAGGCTATAGGCAAACTGACCACAGAGCAAGAGCTAAAGGAATGGCAAAGCGTTCAAGGTAAATTCTCTAAAAGCCTGGAGTTAAGGTGGCAGGTTGAAGAGAAAATCTACGACTTGCAAAACAAACTGCTTGAGGACAAGCAGAGGAAAGATCAAGAAGCTTTCTCGCAATCGGAAAAGTGGATCTCCCACAAGAAAGCCATGGGCGAATTGTCTGCCGCTGAAGAACTGGCAGCTTGGGAGCGCGTCCAGGCTCGTTACCGAGTCGGGACAGAGGAAAGAATGCGCGCCGACGAACAAGTACACACCGCTAAAATGGCACTCATTGAGGAAGAGAAAAGCGGCATAGAGGACCTCATTTCAGTTCAAACCGATGCCATTGAGAAGCTTCGAAAAGACGCTATCAAAAAGATCGAGAACGAACGCGATGCCTACGTTGAAGCTCAGGACGCTAAAATTCGTGCGATCGACGAGCTCATTCAAAAAGAGCAAGAGGCGAATGAAGACGACGATTACGAGGCACAGCTAGCCAAGAAACGTGCTCGCCTCCAACTACTCGAATCCGCTGTTGGTCCAGAGGGTATCAAGGAACGACGTCATCTAAAAGAAGAAATCGAGAAGATGGAGCTCGAGCATCAACGCGTTCTCCGTAAGCGGTCTCTCGAATCCGACAAGAAAGGGTTGGAGGACGAGAAAACTGAAAAGCTAAAAGCCTTTGAACAAGATATTACGGATGCGGAAAATCATTTTGATGATCTGCTGGAAGCCTTTAAAGATTACAAAGGTGATATCGAAGGGGAAGCTGAACTGTTAAAAAATCTCCAAATCCTTAAGGAATCGGAGAAAAATGCAGAGATACTTAGGCTGCTTGACGCCTTTATTACAGAGTATCAGTCAAAAATGAGTAAAATAAGCGACTTGTCTTTGACTCCGGAGCAAAAAGATCTCGAAGAATACAATGGCAATAAGGATCTGTGGAATGCGGCAAAGGCCAAAGGCGACAAGCAGGAAATGGCCAGGATAGAGGCTCGGAATAAAGAGATTCGCGATCAATACGGCATTAAGCAAGACACCGGTAAGCTGCAACATTTCGCTGATGGTGGAGTGGTAAAAGGCCCGAGCTTAGGGCAAACGGTTCCGGTTATGGCTGAAGTAGGGGAGATGTATCTAAATCCTTCACAGCAGTCGAATCTATTCAAACTGCTTAATTTCAGAATGCCGCAACTGAGAGTTTCCAAGCCTGATTTCGCCATGGCTTCCGGATCTAATCAAACCATTGTGAACAAGCACTACTGGGAGATATCTTCCGGAGACACCATTCTCACAGATAATGCAGACGTTCGAACCTACTGGAATGAGCGAGATAGTATGGTGCGCAGAATTCAATCCCGAACGGGGGCGAAGCAAAGATGATCGAAGCATGGATTGACGGCGTTTCGTTCTCGTCGCTTGGGATCGGAATTAAGAAGCGAGATATCGACCTCTTGCCAGAAACACGAGATTACACGGCGCAGATCGCCGGCCAGGACGGAGAGATGGACTTTGGTTCGGAGTACGGTTCGCGAGTGATTAATCACGAATGCATCTTGATGGCGGATGATCCGACAATGGATTACCAAGCTAAGGCTAGGCAATTGTCTCGGGTGTTCGATGCCAAAAAGGGTGAGAGGATCATCACCTATAGCGACATTCCCGGCAAACGATATCGCATGCGTTATGCGGGAAGCCTCCCGATTGAAAAGATCATTTTCGATGGGATGTTCACACTGCCTATGAAAATGTACGACCCGTTTCCGGAAGCTGCGGATGAACAATTAATTGAAACAACCATCACTGATTCACCTGAAAAGATAGTTATCCAGTCGGACGGCGACTTAAACGCCAGTCCGACTTTTGTTTTAACGAATAAAGGCGATCAAGCGGTCAATGGATTCAAAATTCAAAACGAATACCAACTTGAATAGGAGTGTGACAAACAATGAATATCAGTAATTTTTTGGCCACTGCATTGTTAAACCAAGTCTTCCGGAATATCGACTATGCAAGACCAAACACCGTATTTCTTGCACTATACACATCCGATCCCACAGTTGTGGATACAGGCGCTGAAGTCGAGGGTGGTGCTTATGCCCGACAGCCCATTACCTTTAGTGCGCCATCCGTAGCAAACGGCAAAGAGACAATTCGAAACAACGCCGAAATTGTGTTTCCTATTGCCAGCGCAGACTGGGGAACTGTAACACACTTAGGCATTAGAGATGCTGCCAATGGTGGGAATCTACTCTACTTCGGACCATGGACAGCTGCAAGAACTATTCTTTCCGGCGACCGACCTCGCGTACTTCTGGACTCACTTACCCTGACCTTGAGCTAAGGAGGCTAATAAATGCAACAAACAATGTATGCAGGGCTGGCAAACAGCCCTCAGACGGAGATATCTGCCGGTATTGACGCCGTTCAGAATACAGTCCCACTTCTGGTCTCCTCCCGGGTTCCGGATGCTCCGAACCTGGTCACCATCGGAACGGATGAAACAGCGGAGACTATACTTTATACCGGAAAGGCCGGGAATACTCTCACCGGTGTGATGAGGGGGGTTGAAGGCGCGGCTATAGCATGGGGAGTAGGCTCTAAAGTGGCACGTAACTTTACAGCTAAGGATTATGAATCTCTTCGACAGAACATTGCTGACCACGAAAATAGAATTTCTGATGCAGAAAATGATAAATCGCCGAATGAATCTCCAGAGTTTACAGGTACGCCTACAGCACCGACAGCCGCAGTTGGAACTAACTCAACACAAATAGCTACAACAGAATTTGTACAGAACACGTACACAGCTTCCGATGTACTAGCAAAGCTATAACGGTAGATGGTAGTGGTAGCGGTGTAGATGCCGATTCTATTGATGGGAAACATGTTGAAGAAATATCGGGATTTGCAACAAATGAATCAACGGGAATAAAGTATACGCTACATGTTGATGATCAAGGACTGTATTTGAAGGAGGTTTAATATATGGCTAGTGGAGATATTTTAAGGCTCGGGGTCGGGGATGATTATATTTCTTTCCCGAGTAAAGTAGCGGGTTATATGCCCGTCGCACCGGGAGCAAACGCGGAGTTTGGTTGGACAACAGACGGAACACGGTTTATCTATTATGCAGATAAGAACGAAGGCGTCAATTCTTTCCGCAGATATGACGTAACAAACCCAAATGCGGGTTGGGTTACGTTGGCACCGTTGCCGGCGGTTGGCGCATATGGCCTTGCTCTAAAGTATGCTGACGGATTTATATATTACGTTGGAGCGAGCAATCAAGGGTTTTATCGTTACGAAATTGCCGCGAATACGTGGAGCGCAGCGCTTGCTAATTTACTAGTGGCACAAAACAACGGTTGTAATTTATTGTGGGATGGGTCGGATACTATTTACGCATGGTTGACAGGGACATCTTTTACTAAGTACAGCATTTCCGGTAACGTTTGGACCGCTTTACAAGGTCCGACGCCGAGCGTCAGCGGCGGTGCAAATATGGTATATGACGGAGACGACACAATTTATTACCAATCCGGAGGTTCGGCATCTAACCCGGTATATGCGTACTCCATTTCCCGTAACGTTCACAGCGCTATGCCCGGTAGCACTAGCGGAGTAGGCTCAGTGTATTTTCCGGGCGGCAGGTACATTTATAGATTATCCACACCGGGCGCGTCAGACGTACTTGTAATAGATAGATATACCGGAACCGTAAATACTGCGTATAACGTAACAATTGGAATGGCAAACAATTACGTCACAAGGGTGCTCTGTATGCAAGACGGGTCAGTTTATACAAAGTTGGCGGCCGGTACCGGTTTCTTTAAGAATAATAAAGCATTTAAGCCGACGCCAAAATCATTGATTCTAAGCTAAAGGAGGGATAATAAATGAACGTTGATGTTTATTCGGTTGGTGACGGTTGGGGGTATTCTATACATTCGGAAACGGACAATGTTCATATTGTCCAAGAGTTCAACCCATATAGACGCGGGTTTGTGTCTATGACGAAAGAGGAAGCTCAATATTTCGCCGATTGCATAGCAGCGGGCACGGAAATCGTTTACGAAGGCGATCCTCCGTATATGGGGATGAGTTTAGATGAGGCCAAGCAAGATAAAGTTAAAGAGCTTGCTGCTGAAAGAGACAAGCATCTATATGCTGGGTTCTCATCGAATGCTACTGGAATAACCTTATACTTTGGTTTTGATCCCATCGACCAAGCGTACCTTCAAGAAAAGGCATTACTATTGGTTATTGACCCCACTGTGGATGCAATAGATTGGAAGACCAGCCAGGGTTTTGTGACACTGACACGCAGCCAGTTCCTTCAAGTCATCAAAGACGGCGGAACACATAAAGAAGGACTGGTAAGGCAGCTCATGTATCTTGAAGCTCAAGTTATGAATTGCACTACCATCGAAGAAGTTGCCGCCTTAGCTTGGTGATTGCTATGAAAATCGGGGATATCATTTTCGTTCGGTCGTCGTCGCCGTTTAGCTGGTTAATCAGGTGGCTCACTCGATCCGAATACAGTCATTGCGCTATCTATCTAACCGAGAAAAAAATCATCGAAGCGGACGCGCTGAAGCGAGTGAAGATCAGCAAGAATCGCTATCATGATTGCCCCAGTGTGGATTTGTGCTTGAACGACAATGAGAAGGTAAGGCTGGTGGAATATCTTATAAACCAAATCGGCAAGCCCTACGATTACAAGCAAATCGCGGGGCTTTTTCTTCGCCTAATTGGCCTTAGCAAAAAACAGAATCTATGGGACTCGGTCAATTCTGTCATCTGTTCGGAGCTTATCGACCGGGGTTACGGGTCGATAGGCCGCGATTTGTTGCCGGACCGGTTAGATGGTGATTGTACGCCAGCGGATCTCGCCAATGCACTTCTTGGAAGAGAAGCTGTATGCAAGTGCGCCTAAAAGCACTCCGCAAACGCGGAGCTATGTATAACACTCTCCCGCAGAGGCGGTGAAATAAATGTTTAACCAAAGTTCTGCATTTAATCGTGCGCCGTTCAATAGACCGTTTTCTGTTGAAATTTTGCTATCCGTAACATTAGATGGACAAGGAACTGCGGCGGCATCTCTTAACCGTGACACAGTTATGGCCTCAGAACTGACTGGAATAGCTGAAGTAATAGGGGACCTGATACAAGGTGTCCTGTTCGCGGCCCAAGTTGACGGCATCGGCTCTGTCAGTGGAGAGCTGCTACGCGAGCGAATCCTGTCCGCAGCTCTTGATGCGGGTGGCACGTTATTAGCTAATATGAGCAGGTTTCATGTTGAGGAAATACAAATTAGTTCACCCATTGTGCCGGGTGATAAAGTGGTGATCGATGCTAAGAAACTTCGCGCTTCAAAGAATGGTGAGCCTGTCGGATACACCGGAGATTTCTTCGACATACACCCTGGCCAGAATGAGCTAACCATAACGGACCAATCATCCGGGAGGACAATTCAAATTCGAGTAACACATCGTGACAAATACCTGTATTGAGGGTGGTCGACATGAAACGCCTTCTGTTATATGACAAAAACATGAACCAGCTAGGCGCAGCTGCTGACGCAACGGACATAGAGAGGCAACGCCGAGTGAATTCGGACTATACTCTATCGTTCGTTGTGCCGATGTCTAGCGATGACTATAACATCGCGCAGATCAAGGGCCATGTAAAGGATGACCGTAGCCAGTATTACGTCATCAATGACCGATCTCGCAAACGTGAAGGCGTAAAGCGAATGGTCCAGTTCGACTGCATGCACGTCATGTTCAAACTGGCAGATTTCAAATTTCCCTACGCTTCATACATTGAAGAGGCTTTCGGAGTAAACATCGCTACACTACTTAATTCGATCTCAGCTGCCACGAATGGGAAGTTCTCATTCTCCGTCGATGACAAATTCGACCTGCAGGATATCAAAGATTTTGGACGCGGCAATTGCCTCCAAGCTCTCAATTATGTAGTTGAGAAGTATGGCTGTGAAGTAGAGCCTGACAACTTTGTAATCCATCTGAAGAAGCAAATCGGAATGGATCGGGGATTCCAGGCGAGGATCCGGAAGAACATTATTAATGTAAATTTCAAAGACAGCTCCCGTGCGCTGGTTACTCGCATGTTTAGCCAAATGAAAGATGGGCTTACATTCATCGGGTTGAACGCTTCCAATTTAACACAGGAAGAATACGACCTGCTGAATGCTGTTCCGGGAGCAATCGTCGGCGGAATCATCAAGGTCAACTATCTTATTTCGCCATATGCGGGATATTGGTCTAATACGACGAATTCCTACTACGACGGTGAGATCATTAACCAAGAGATCGAAGATCCACTGGAGCTGCTTAAATCAACGAGAAAAGCATTGCGTGAACAAGAGGTGCCGGCGATCGAGGTGCCGTTAAATGTGGCCGACCTTCATAAGATTGATCGCGAGGAACCAGAGATATTCCTTGGCGACACCATCCGTATGTTTGACAGCGAAATGCAGATCAACGACATCTCGGCTCGGGTTATGGAAATCAAAGAATACCCCTACGATCCAGGGAAGCAGCCTGACATCACGCTAGCTAACTACTTTTTGCGGGACTATGATGACATCATTGCTGACTTGGACAAGGCTAAACAGATCGTCACGGACATCATAAGCGGCGGAAAAGTCAGAACCTCCGCGTTTGAAAACTTTGCAGCTCAAGCTGTTCACGATATCAATAACTCTAAATCTGAAGTTATCTACGATCCGCGAGGAATTGTACTACAGAGCAAGGTAGACCCAAATGATCAGGTCGTCTTATCTTCTGCCGGACTCTATATTACATTGGATGGCGGACAAACGGCAGAAGCAGCATTGACAGCTGCAGGACTTGTTGCCGAGAAAGTTGTTGGCGTACTGGGTAACTTCATCACCATCGAAATAGGCTCCGGAAGTAATGTGTTCAAATCCGATCAGCAAGGTATCTACCTGGGCAATCAAAGCTTCGGGAGTGCTCCGTTTAGAGTGAATATGGCCGGCGAACTGGTGGCCACTGAAGCTGATATCACAGGCATGATTCACGCTACTGGCGGATCGTTCTCTGGCGACATTACGGCCTATGGAACAATTACCGGTGGCACATTGATTGGAGCCACCATTAAAACCGCAAATGGTGGCACACGGGTTGAGTTGTCGAGTTCAGGTAATCTGGTCGGCGCTTACCTGGACAACAGTAATTACAATATTATCGTGCCTAACTACAACGGATCACCAGCCTATGTGTTAGTTGTTGGAGGCGGACAGAAAGGTTCCCTTTCAGCCTCCGGGAATGGAGTTACACTGTTCAGTCTTGGCACCGCATTTATATCAGCTTCCTCAGATATAGAACTAAACGCAAACGGGAATGTTGTTGTGCCAAATTGGAGTAGGGTTTATGGAGCGGGGAACATACAAAGTCTGCAGCAAGCATTGGATAACAAAGTAAGCGCATCTTACGTAGATTCTAATTTCGCTACCAATATGGCTTTCGACCAGTCGACTCGCAACCTTAAGTTGTATTCTATGAGCGGAAGTCTACTAGCCACTGTCAACATTCCCTGAACAATTCCCTAATTAAAGAGCAGGTGTTATAATAGTGGCAAAATTAGGGAATGGGGAATGAATAATGAAGAAAATTGTCATCTCCTTTTTATCAGGTGCTTTATTGATGTTCTCCGGGCAGGCTCTAGCAGGGCCAATTTCGAATATCGGGAAAAAGATTGAAGCGGAATACGTGGTCATTGTGGACGGTAAAGAGTTAGACTCAAAGGCTATCGCATCTAGTGGCACGACGTATACTCCCAATCGAGCCATCGCCGATGCTATCGGCTATGATGTGAAGTTCGAAAACCAGACGGTCATCTACACCAAAAAAGAAGGTGTTAATTTGAACGATCCAGCTACTACTGGAGTTAGTGTTGAAGGCATAGACTTCGATATAAGAGGACTCGAGATACAGTTAAAAAACTTAAAAGGATTCCTTGACGGCGGCTTCGCAATCTCGGATGAATCTAAGAGAGAAACGCAAAATACAATCGCCGAGCTCGAGGCCAGGATCAAGGAGTTAGAAGCACAAAAAGCAAAACTTCAAGCACAAACACCATGACATTAAGCAAAGAAGAAATTAAAGCGGCGCTTGAGCGCGAGAAGAAGGAAAGAGAACAACTACAAGCGAAGTCTTCCACGAAAAAACAAGGTTTCGTTCTATATGGCTATCATATTGTGGCAGCGCTGTTTATCGTTTTGTCTTTAGCTATCGTCATGCTGCTCTCCATGTATGAACCAAAAGAATCTAATCCCCAGGATGATTCACGGAGGGCGTGGGAGCGTACCAAACAAATGGAAAGAGACTTCTTTGAGATGGACGGCAAAAAAGGGTACGTCGATAGAGTGATCGATTCAAACGAATAGGGCTAAGGTCAGGCAAACTTTCCTTACCTTATTCCGCAGTAAATGCGAAGCCATATAATGTCATAATATAAACATGCAAAGCTCTCGATACGTTCGAGGGCTTATTTTATTTTGAAGGAGTTATCGCCTATGGCAGAAATAAAGAAGAGGCTCGACATTTCGGTCAACATTGATCAACCGATAGAAGAGATTAAAGAATGTATTATCGCCATCTCTATCTTTCATGGACCGCAGCAACTAGACATTCTCAGAGAAGTAGAACTGTGGCTGGGCAAGACGATCAGTGATGCCGAGAACAAACAGAAGGAAGCGAACAAACAGTCGATCGGGGATCCTGCCGAATAGATCTATGGAGGGGTGCGAACGTGCAAAGATATTTAAAGGCCATTGTAAGTCTTGATTCGCTGATAAAACCCTCAAACGGTAAAGCAGCTACAATCGGAGCATTTATTGCTCCGTTAGCTGAGCGCCTATCTGGAAGCGGTCACTTTTGGGCATACGCTCTATTCTTTTCGATCGTTGTAGCGGACTGGATCTCCGGAACCGAGGCGGCCAGAAAGACCGGGACGTACAAAAGCGAGTACGGCCATTCAGGTGTACTAAGAACGATCCTGATGTTATGGATTCCGTTCATTGGTTGGCTGCTTGATAAAGTCTCGGCGGAAGTCTTCGGTATCCATGAGCCAGGAATCGCTTATTACGGAATTACATTCGCTCTCGCTTTTCATAGCTGGGTGAGTATGACTGCTAATAGTTACCGTGCCGGTTGGGGTAGATGGATTCCTAAGAAAGTCTTGAATTTCGTTGCCTCTGAGATCAAAGCAAAAGCAGAAAGAGCTTTTTCAATGCAAAACGTTACCGGTAAGAACTAATTCATGGGAGGATGACAGACATGGACTCTCAAGACATAATGGCATGTGCCGGCGTGATCGCCGCATGCGTGGGTGTGGTTAAGACCTTCAAATTGTTTGAGCCGAAATACTTGCCTTTGGTCGCCATCGCTATGGCGGCTATTTTTGTGTTGTCGCCAGCTCCTGTTCAGAATGCGATAACTGCTATTCTGGTCCTCGGACTGACCGCCAGCGGCCAATATCAATACAGCAAAAACCGGGAGGGCAAATAA